TCAGGCGGTGGCTGGGCTGGCGGCTGGGGCGACTTGCTCTTGGGCGCGGGCGACGAGTAGCGCGCTTAGGTCGATGAGTTGCTGGATGCCGAGGATGATGGCGCGGTGCGGGTCTTCGAGGTCGAAGGCCAGGGTGGCGGTTATTTGGTTGGCGGAATCCAGGTGCTCGGCGGCGTTGGCTAGGAGGGTTTCGGTGTCGATGTTGGGGCTGACGGAGAATAGGTTGCCGGGTGGGTGGTCGGCGGGGGCGGCGCTGTCATCAGATGGCGGAAGGTAATGATGAATTGCGCGCTCAGCCGCAGCTTGAAGCTTGGCATCAATGGGTTCAGCGTTTGAGGCATGAGGCGGATTCGGTGTGACCTTGTACATGGCGAAGCTCCTTTAGAATTCCAGGAACTACCAAACTCACTTCCACATGAGGGTGGCAGCTGTACGCAGGTGTGGAAGACCAGGGCTAAAGGACCCGGCGCACCGAAGTGCCCCGCGCACAGCCGCCATAAGCAATCATACAGACGTAAAAAAACGCCGGTAGGTGTTTATGGGCGATTGAGCGCCTTCAGCTTGGTCGGACTTCCACATCCGGCCGCTGGGTTTGCAGCGGCTGGAGGAGGTTAGCTAGGGGTGGTCTGAGGGGCAAGCTGAGAAAAGTGTGGGAAATTTCCCCATGGATTTTAGCCCGTTGCCGAGATTACTCCATGCCGTGTTAGTCGTCTCGATGATGGATGGGGCCGACTGAAATCGCTACAGGCCACGTCTTTAAAGGGTTGTAGCCTGACATGAGCTTTGTCCGTGTGCACCAGGTGTGCAAATTCAGAACCACCCATCGCATACCTATCACCATCCTTTGGTGACCTTTTCGTTCCCAACGCCTCAAATCAGTCCAGTCGCAACCTAATCTGAAGCCCCCTTTGTCTGTCCAATACCAAACACTACCGACTGGCACTCCTGACACCCATGGACTATCAGACACTGCTTCACCGCTCCCAGGCAGTGCGACAAGGCCACGATGTCACTCTCCGCAACTGTGACAGCCATAGATCTCGCACTCGATGAGAGTGACATGGTGATATTTCGCTCTCCTAGGCTGTGACACCCTCAGATTTCGCACTAGCTGACTGCGGCGTCCAGCTGTCCCACACTCACCTACTGTAACAGGCATGATATGTCGCATTGACATTGTGCGAACTACGAAGTATATCGGGCCATTTGAGGCACTAGTGTTGCCAGGGCTGGCTTCGAAGTTGCCATTTAAGGCACTCTAACTGCCAAAAAAGACCACATCTTTTTGATAAAAACACTTCCCCCACCTAATGCTCCATTTGCATAATAAGCATATAGATTGAGTTGGCCAGTTGTGTCTATGTCAGACAATTAATGGGCCTGCTCACTCTCCTTCGGAGGTTGCGCCATGAACAATAACAAAAAAGGCAGACCTGCAGTTCCTGTAAAAAAGGATCAGCGGATTACATTCAGAATTACAGCGATGGAACTCGAATCACTCAAAGCCAAGCTGGATAAGGCCGGGTTCAAAACTCTTGGGGCATACGTAAGGGAGCACCTATGCAACCACCAGCCACGAGAGAAGGTATCTATCCCGTTTGCTGGAATGCAAGTTGCTCTTGAGCTCCAAGCCGTGGCCAACATGATCAACCAGGGGAAGGACAGCGGCCTAGTGATCGAAGAGCTTCACAAAATCAATAATAAATTGCTCGGAGTTTAATCATGATTGGCAAAATATTTGAGAAAGGTAAAGGGAGCTTCCGAAATAGGATCGAATACATTTTTGGTCTTAGCAAGCATGAGCATGCCATTACAACAATCCAAACCGTTGGCAAGAACTGCTTCGCCTCAGACCCTCTTCGTCACGGACATACCAAAGACAAAATTGATGCCGAAGGTATGATTCAAGAGTTCGATGCGGTTGAGAAAATGCGGGACTCGGCAATTGATTCCGATCGCGTTATCAAGCCTGTTTGGCACGCCATGCTTTCCCTTAAGCCCGGCGAATCCCTTACAGAGGAGCAATGGCTAGAGGCAGTTGAAACGTACCTGAGCGATCTTGGCTTTGACTTGGAAAACAAATGGGTAGCTGTCCTGCATGGTGACACTGACCATCAGCACGTGCATATCGTCGCGAATCGTATCTGCATGAACGAAGAGTTTACTGTCGTAAGAGACAGCAACGAGCGCATGCGCAGCTGCGACAGCACCAGTGACCTGGAAGACCGATTTGGCCTGTCAAAGGCTCCTGCGCCAACTGAAACGTGGGGAACCGCCATCTCCAGAAACGCCCTGGAGGCCGCTGAACGCGAAGGTACGATTCCCCTGAAGCACCGGATGATCGCGAAAATTGCCGGCGCCGTAGAAGCCTGCCAGGCCCAAGGCGGCGACATGTTCCTGCTCGTCCAGCTACTGCGCCGGCAGCGCGTATACGTCCATTTCACAAAAAGCCAAGACGGCCAGCCCAAAGGCATCGCGTATGAGTACAACGGCACCATCATCTCAGGTCGCAAGCTGAAACGCTCCAGGCTCACCTTTCAAAAACTCATACAACAAGAAGGCATCAGCTATGATCCCGAAACCTTTCCAAGCCTTGAGATTGAGGCTGCTCGAAGAGATGCAGAACGCGAAGAACGAGTGCGAATCTACTACCTCGTCATCAGAGCCCGTAATCGCCGATCCATCCGTCTTAGCTTCCAGGCGAAAAAGCAGCAAGAGCTCGAAGCCACGATCAGGCTGATCATCGCCTTGCTCCTGAGCCTTCTCGGCATCCGAGCAAACTGGGAGCTTGAAGACAAAAAGTACGGTGAGCCCTACTACCAACTGCGAAGCGACTGGATGAAGATGCCCAGGGTCGAACAGGAGCAGGATCTGGCCATGGCGTGGGAGAATGACCCAGCGCTGGCTCTGTAATGAAAAATCCCCGCAGCGCGGGGATTCTAACTATTTCCACTCAAGGCCTGAGGTGTCGAATTCGAAGACCCTGCTTCCCTCTTGGTAAAAATTGGCCTCGATATAGACCTTGTCGGATTTGCGGGCCTGGCTGATAAACGATGAGGCATTGCTGATGAAAAGGAGATTTGAGCTGTGATCGTCTGGCTCGCTCGCTGACATCCTCTGGGCGTTACCTTTCGAAAACCGCACGCGGACATCGCAGTCATCGTAACCGCAGATAAACTGGCCCTTTTCGATCGCGACGTATACAGACGTCCCCCAGCGAGGGTGCTTCCTGATCGTCAGTGTGGCTCGTTGAGTCCCGCCGTATGGGAATTTGAAGTCTACTGTGTTGATCGAGGAAACGAACGCTCGGCGCACTGACTTTCCTGACATGCCGTCTTCACTGTCGGTGTAGTTCCACGCCAGCCCCATGCTTTGCCGACGGGCCCTCTCCGCTGCTGCCTGCTCACGCACCTTCTCTTCCTCGGCGCGCTTTTTGTCGAGCTTGGAAAACTTGTCGGCGTTTGGCTGGAATGACGGATCAATCGCGGCAAGCTGGGAGTAAGTCGAAGCCAAGGACTTGTAGTCGTCCTGCTTGATTTTGCCAATAGCATCTAAAAGGGATGCTTTCTTCTGCTTGCTTTCCATCTCAGCTTTATGTGCTGAAACCTTGGAAAAAGCCTGGTCAATTTCGAAGCTGCCGGCGTTGCTATATTGAGAACCGAGAGCGGAAGCAGCATCGTAATCTTGCTTCGCGATCAGCATATTAATTTCGGACAGAATCGCACTATTGTTCGCGCTGACGTACTCGCGCTTTTCTTTCTGAGCTTGCTCGGCTTTCTGCTGGTTTGACGAGGCCTCTTGCGCAGCATGCTCAGCACGATCTATATCCATTGCCCTGCTACTGGTATAGCTGAACACACCGAGGCAGACAATAGTCACGACCGCGCGCATTCCAGGAGTAATGAGGACGCCAGTCTTTTCTTCGATTATGCGGTTCAGCCTAGGGACGAAGATGCTAGCTGCGACTAGCATGATCAGACCTGCCAAGAAGCTGGTGAACATGGCGCCTAAGCCGACAAGCAAGAAAATCGTAAACAGCAGCCACATCACGACCGCCCCGAAAAACCCTCGAACCTTCGAATCTGTCACCGCAATATCTCCCTGAAAATGCCGCTGAGCCTAGGCGATAGCACTGTGCCAGTCAACGCAGACTCGACCAGCGTTACGACAGCTCTGACCTGCTTGCTCTGACGATGATTGGGTCTGAGCTAACCCCGGCGCTGTAAGTGCTAACCCTAAACTCCAGCTCCGCCCGCAACACACCGCCATTACTGCTCGCCTCTCCCTCGAACCGCCAGGAATTCCCGACCAAATTGTCCACCTGTTCAACCTTCACTCCGTTGCTAAACACCGCAATCGACACGGTGCCTGCAAACGCCTGATCTCGATCATCAGTGTAAAAAGCGACCTCCTGTACAGCCCCGCTCCGATACCTCCAGGACACCTCTGCAGTCCCAGAAATCTCCCCACCCTCGACTCCGTTGACCAACACCCTCGCAGGCGGGAAAACCTGGTCATTTGTGGCTTTGACGACAAAGGATCGCTCTGTTGCTTCGGCCTCGGTTTGGCGACGGGTTTGAGTTTTGACGAGCGTCTTTAGGTACACCGCCGAGCCTGGTGCGAACTGGCCTTGGGTGATGCCGTACCCCTCGCTAACTGCCCAGGTTTTGGTGCCTGCTGGATGGGCTTTTGCGGTGCTGCCGAAGAGAGCCCGGCGTACGTTTTTGAGTTGAGCGGTCGAGCTGCTCAGGATCGTGAAAGTTTCGTAGGACAGCCATTCGCCATTCACATACAGGATGCCGAGAGCTTCACGGTTTTCGTTCGTGCTGTAGTTGTCGAGCCGGCTGATGTCACCGGAGACGATTGGGCCTGTGGTCAGGGTTGCGGGGCTTGCTGGGAGTGACTCAGTGAGCTGGAAAACTGGAGTGAATGGATAGACGCCCTGATCACTCCAGGACTCTGTGCCCTGGCGGGTAATGAGCTTGTAATCCTGGCCAGCAGCTGGCTGCTCAGCGAGCACCATGACCGTTTTTGTGAGCCCTGCCGTCTCGTTGAAGATTGTCGGGGCCTCAACGATTTGGATGCTCAGCGGGTCACTCGGCTCGAACACTGGTCGTGTCCAAGTGCGCTCGCCACCATCGCTGTACACGGTGTTCTGTACGCCGAAGACGTCTTGAGTCAGGCTCAATTTGATCGAGCTGTCGTTCAAGCTCCCTACGTCGACGCTCATGACGCGCATGACCAGGCCTTTGACATCCAACGGGGGCCAATCGAGAGTGACAACGTCGAGCATTTCGATGTCGTACATGCTGCGATTGCACTCGACGATACAGCTGGCCAGGGGAACCGATAGAGGTCGCAATTCACGCTGGGCGACTTTGGCAGCAAGAGACCCGGTCGAGATGGACATGTAGTCGTAGCTCACACCATCGCTGTCACCCTTGTGTATCCGCAGACCCAGGTTTTGAGCCGTGGCCGTGCGCTCGGTAAAGCCATCGGCGATCGACATGTATTTGATTTTTACTTCGTTGACTGCGGTGTCTAGGGAGCCACGGTTAAAGTTGCTGATGTCCTTGATGTTGCTGGAGCTCAGGGCCGGCAGATCGGCAATGATGTAGTCCTCACGAGCCAGCTTTAGCTTGAGCTGGCCAGTACCTGCGTCGGTGACGAGTGAGCCGTTGATGACTTTCAAAATGTCGTCGATGACCGCCGAGGCTTGCTTCGCAGAATCCACAACACCACTGACCCCGTACCCCTCATCGAACAAGATTTGGGCGCAGTCCTCGATCGTCGACTGATCGACCAGAGACGCAGAAATGGAGGCGCCAAAGCGCTTGTCAGTCAGAAACTCGTAGATAACAAAGGCCGGGTTTGCGTCATCACCAATGACCTCCAGGGTTGTGTTGCCACTGGGTGATTTCGGGAATCGGCTGCAGACAAAAGAGATCTTCGCAGGCGTCTCAGTGTTGCCAATATAAAATTGCTCAAGAACGGCATAACAGACCCCTCTGAGCCCTGAGACAAGATCAACGCCCACGACCCGCTGTAGGTAAGCGTTCGCTTTTTGGAGCAACCCGCCGCTGTAGAAGCTAACGGTTCCCTGAACCCCGCCGCCGCTCTCCTCACCGCCGAACAAATCAGGTTTGTTGATAGTGAAAGAACCAGAGGTCACTTGACCAGACCAGGCTTTATCGTCGTCAAACCAAACTTCGCGCAAAGTAACGTTCGGGCCGTGACAAATACCAAGCTGTACACCCATGAAGTACTTATAACCAATCGTCATCTTCTTTGACGAGAAGCCAGACTTTACTTTCTTCGTGATTTCTTTTGAGCGGAGATCTCCATACCAAAGAACGTTAGCCCCTCCTAATTTTCGAGTGCCATACAGAACTTGAATCGGCCTCTCTGCAGCCGTCGGGAAAGTGAAATCCTCTAATCCAGCAGGCTTGCGGTCATCTTTTACTTTGCTGCCAATAAACATCATCGCGACAGCAATAACCATCATGATGATTTGGAAAATGGCTAATGCGCCCATTGGATTTCTTCTTATTTTTATAGGAATGGGTTTTCGTCAGGAATAGTTAGGCATCCTGAGAAGTTGTCAAAGTTGTTGAAAGATTGGCAGGACTTAGCAGAGCGATCGCAGCCTTTGGCAAGTTTGACTTGGCTACCTGCTGATAATGAGTCCATCCCGGAGATCATGGTGACGCTGTTCTCGGATGGGTTAACTTCCAGGATCATTCGATAGTCAGTTTCGTCAAACGAGACAAGACCTGCTAGGTAATATTCTGCTGCATGGTTTAGTGCTGAAAGAAAGATCTTGGCGCCGCCGTCTTCGACTTTCAGAACTGTCTGGGTTTCTTGGTATTGCGTGATATCAAGAGTGCAGAGATCATCATAGAGGTGATGGTTGCACTGGCTCTGATACCCAAACCTTAGGATCTGACGACGGAGCAAGGCGCTTGCTGGGTTGCAGGTCAGCGTGGCAATGCTGTTGTTCCATGCGACAGCGCTGACTTCCCCAGCAAATACGTTGACGTACAGGTTCTTGTTGTCGCGCTGGGATCTGAAGATTTTGAGATTGACGTGCTTGGCGGGCAGGTGCGATCGGAACAGCAAAGGGACTGGTGAGTCGCCAGGCAGGTCGATAGTCAGCTGGTTTTTGTAGTCTTCTGCTGTTCTCTGGACTTTGCCGCGCTTCATTGCCAAGGGTTCGTAGATAACACCATCGGTGTGAAGGTGTGGCCTAGAACCAGACGTATACGCAAAGAACTGCGAGCCAAATTCGAATAGATACAGCTCGACTGGCTTGTTAAGTGAGAGTGACCTCTCGATCGATTTCAGAGTCAACATAGATCAGCTGCTTTATTATTTTTGTGATTGAGCTGTCAGAGGGCGTATCGAAAATGTGAGCGAACTCATCCGACTCGAAACGACCAAGAAATAGAGGCGCTATATACTCGACACCTTCCATCCTGATGTCATTGACCGGTTCCTGAAGCGTAACCACTTCGGTTCTGTCCTGGCCCTGGATCGCACTGTCGACGTTTCGATATAGCACAGTTCCATTATACAACTTGAGTGCGATAGCAGGTGCAAAGGTGTTGGACTTTAGAAAGTTTTTATAGTTGGCCTCAGCAATGGTTATCTCAAGTGTCGGGGCTTCTATATCCTTGACCAGATGCATAGCAACTAGAGGGCTTTCGATGTAGAACTCGCCCTGGGCGCCACGCTCAAGTTCAGCAAAGTCATCAAATCGCTTCCGGGATTTTGGGTCGAAGAATCTCCAGCTAAATTGCAGGTACTTAATGGCACCCTGGATACGATCATGGATGTATCGTCCCCCGATGCTGGGATCAAGGGTTTCACGGAGACGCTTGTACTGAAGAGTGCAGTCCCTGGATCGGTCGGGCCTAATATCTAGTACTCGCCGATCATTAAAGATACTGAAGTCGTCAACAGGCGCCGGGCGAAGCAGCTCGACTTCGTCGAAATCGAACGATGCTCCTGTCACTTCGACATTCATTCCGTGAGCGACGGACGAGACCTCATCATTGATCCAGGCCTGACTTACAGGCACAAGGCGAGCGCCGCTTCGATAGTTTTTCTTAACCAAATCACTGAAGGCCACCTCCATCCCGGCAACTGACGCAACGAGGCAGATCTCCCACATATCAGCGTCAGACAACATGACCCGGCAGCCAGGCACGACCCATGCGCTCAGATCGGTCACCGTGGCTTTGCTATCAAACCTTGAAACTGGCTCTGCGAGCTCAGACTGATAAGGCCAGAGCGGCACGAGATACTGGCCGGAAAAATTACCTAACAGGTTGCCGAAAAGGTACTGATCCGCATCAGTCAGACCAAACTGGTAAGTGGCCGATAACCGAGGTTGGTCACGAAGGGAGATGCGTTGCTCAGCGCCGTTCCAGGACTCAATGACCTCTGTGAGGTAGCTGGTACGCAGCTCGGGCTGCATGCTCCAGTCGATTGGGAAATGCAGGACGATCGCTTGGGAGGCCGTCAGATTGAAGTTGTAGGAGCCAGCCTGGCCAAAATCGAAGGCCGCCTTGTATGAAGTATCGCCATTACTTTGGTTAAGAAAAACTTGGTACTTCGACGAGACGAAAGAGGACACTTCGCCTGATTTTGTGCCAGACAGCTCTACTCTTGCGCCTCCAAACTCCTTGACCCCTAGAAGCTCCAAGCTCGATCGGTAGGAATGCCAGATCGCAAATTCGTAGGTTTCATCGCCGGTCACGAGGCCCGCATCGATCACTGCAGGCGAGATGAAAACGTTGTCGAAAAACACGTCACTCCAGCCGCCAGCTTGCAGCCCTTGCCAGGCCATGTCCAAACCCGAATACCCGACATAGCCATACCCACCACGAACCATTTTTCGGGCGGCGACAGGCCGTGAGTCCAGTACGAAATCATACCCAGCATACCCAGGAGCTTGCGCAGCGATCGACAGGAATCGGGGCGAGACCTTAGACATCAATCTTCACCGCCAAGCCCAGCTGGTACAGAGGCCCAGTGCGAACAGCTGGGATCTGCTTGCCAAGGAATGGCAGAATCTTGAAGGTCTGATCACCCACCACGTAGTCTTGCTCAGCGGCCATCAGATCGCAGTTCACGAAAAACAGATCGCTGAACTCCGAGTACGGGCACCAGGCGCCGCTGTGCTTCACATACATGTAAATCGGCATCAGTCCAGACAGCCCATTCAACCTATTCGAGCTTCGCGCTGAGCTACCGAGACTCCCAATTTGACTCGTCGACCCAGGACTGAAATTTGGCACTCGCACAAGATTCGATGAGGAAAACGATGGACAGATTCCCTGGTTCGCCACGTAGCTGTCGTTTGTCAGCCACCCGGTGTAATCAGACTTCACGACTCGCACCGAAGTCGTGTCCGTAGACGTATCAAAAGGCACAGACCATTCCGCAAATTTCGCACCCTGTGTGCCTGCCAGGAATTGCCCCCCGGTGCCGGCCACATGTGTGTTGAGCCAGCCGAAAAGGACGTGCGAGTACCTACCGGTTTCGTACTCCACCACCAGAACAACCTTGGAAGCGTCAGTGAACAGGTGGTACACCCCAGAAGCCCCGGTTTGCACGTAGCGTCCGATCGACGAAAACCCTGGCTGCTCGTACCAGACACTCGATGCGCTGTAGCCCGTGCTGACGCGAATATCGATGCCAGTTTTGCCAAAGCCTAGGGCCTTCACATCCCTCGCAGGATCGTAGTCATCGAAGTTCCGCAGGCTCACAAACACATCCCCACGACGAAGGTGCAGGCGCTTGCCAAATGTCGCGTCAGTAGCGTCAACGTACACATGCGAGTCAGCAGTCCAACCCTCTGCAACCAGCTTGTCTTTCACGAGCTGCAGGAGGTTTTCGGACGACGAGTAGGAGCCAGTTTGGTATTTCATCATGCAAGCCTAAATGCGTAGTACTGAGCGCCCCGGTACACGTTTGGCACTAGGAGAAAATCCACAGAATCGATGGTGATGACGGACTCAGCAGAGGCACCCGCATTGCTGCAAGCAAAGATCCCATCCAGGTATCCAAGCCACAGCCCGTCATCAGTGCCTTCGCCCGTCGCGGGCGATCCTGAGACAATCATGGCGTTGTATATCACGTTATCCCCGGCCAAGGTTTTGCCCAGCCCACCGACCCCGCCATCGAAGGGCCAAACGTAGCCATAGTCACTGCTATAGGTCGGTTTGAAGTCCAGCGTGTCACTGCCGCCGCTCTTTGCTACCGCCTGCCAGCCGCCACCGGGTAGGCATACTTGGCTAGGTCTTGAAGTGCCGCCGTACCACGGGTAAGCGCAAGCCTGGACAGATGTTGAAGACCAAAGATCAGCGTCACCACTTCCACCAGCGAAGCACGGAAACGGATACGACTCTGTGTTCGCGAAAGGCAACAACAGGCCCAGGTAAAAACTGTGATAGGAATTGGAGATCCTGCACACCCCAGCCAGGCGCCGCTCACTAACCGACAGCCATACCTGAAAAGCTTGGTCATGCAGTGGCAAACGAGGCAGCTTGTACCCACCCACAGGCGTCTTAATCGCACCAACCTGATCGCTAATCGCACGCCCAGGATCAAACGAGCGAAACGCCTGCATCTCGACATTGACCCCATCGATCAACAGCGCCACGAATCCGCCCGCAGGCACCCGCAAGACCTTAGCAGTAGCGGAATTCGACTCAACAACCCACCCCTCAGCCGTGACATTGGCAAGGAGTTTGGTCACAAAATCGGTCTGATTTGACGCGGTAAAAGTGTAGATAGCCATGTTGTTATTCTTCTAGGCTTTTTATTTATTATAGCACTTACATCTGCTTGATTTCAGAGCGATTTGATCGAACGACGTTCATAATCACCCGCTCGCCGTCAGGGCCTTCCATAGCACTGGCAATGCTTGGTGCATCGATCATGTTGTTGATCGTTAAGCGGGGTTGATCACTGCCCGAACTACTAGAGCCCTTACCCAGGTTGTTGCGATGCCGGGGGTCATTGGCTGTCAGCATTTCCTCGCCCTTCTCGGCAACGATTGGCACTTCGTTTGGCTTCAGGCCAATCACACCCCCTGTGTGGTATCTCAAAGCTCCTCCGAACATCCAGCCTGGGACTGAGCGGCTTCGCCCACTGCTGGCACCGATCAGGCCACCATCATGCTTCACTCCACTTGTGACTGCTCCTGCTGCAGTTGAGCTACCACCAGTGACCATGCCCAGCATGCTTTGAATGGCGTACTGCACGAGCAGCTGAGCAATAACCTGCATTATGGTGCTGATCATCGCAGCGCCCATGTCTGCAAACGCTTCCTGCGCTGACTTGCTGCCGCTGATGATCGATGTGAAGGCATCACCAAGGCCGTTCGACATCGACCCTTGCAGATCCTTCCAGGTCTTGCTGAAACTGAAGACCTCGGATTTGGCCGACTCCAAGCTGTCCTTGGTTCGATCTACGTCTGCCTGGTTGCCTGTGGTTTCTGCTGCCTTCTGCCCGCGCTCCCCCAAGGCGTTAACTTGGGCCAGGTAGTCTTTCGACGAGATCTGATTGTTTTCCAGCTTGCGCTTGAGAGCCGCATATTGCCGGTCGATTTCATCCAACTCAGCCTTCGCCTTTTTCGCGGCCACGAGGTCAGCAGCTGCCGTCGAGTCCTCGCCTAGCGCCTCCAGCACTCTCTTCGTCTCGGCAAACTCGCGCTCAATCTCTAGCAAATCCGCTTTGTAGTCAGAGCCCCTGATGCGCAGCAGATCGACCTGAAGTTGCTCCTTGATTGACTCAACTTGAGCTTTCGATTCGGCCAGGGCCGAAGCGCGATCGGCCTTCAGCAGCGCTTCCTGGTTAGCCAGGGCTGAGGTCAGATTGAGCTGTTCCTGGCGCTTGACCGTAATCTGCGCTTCGAGATCAGCAATGGCCCCCAGCGCAGTGCCACGCTCACTATCAATCGTCGACTGGCCCAGGACTTTTTGCTGCGCAGATAGCTGGGCCTGCAGCACCTTCAGATCTTCGCCAATTGACGCTTTGCGCTGGTCGCTGATCGCCCGATTTGCTTTCAAATCTATAGCGAGCCTGGCGTCGGCAATCTCACCGGCAGTCAGTTTTTCTGCAGTGGCACGGGCGTCAAGGGCTTTCTGATCGAGCTGCTGGCGCGTTTGGATCGACTCAATGTTCTTGTCGATTTCCATCTTCGCGAGATCTGCAGCGAGCTTGGCCCTGGTTGCAGCGAGCGTTGCCGCAGTTTGGGTGTTGGTGAGGTTGTTTTTGGCGTCGCCGCCCTTGCCAATTCCGAGCTTCGCCCTGTCAGCGTCCTGCTTTACCAGAGCTTTGTTCTGGGCTTCGATCGCAGCGCCGGCATCGAGCAGTTTGTCGGTAGCTGTAGAGATGGCGCCACTGATGCCACCAACGCCCGTGAGCGTAGCTTTCACAGCCTCTTGGCCAAGCTTGTCGAGCACTTGTGAGGCCTGTCCTGCTTGTGCAGCAAAGTCCTTAAAGATGCCCCCGCCCAGGTTGATGCTGATTGGCTTATTGAGATCCGCCACCGAGCCGGCAATGTAGGTGCGGACGCTGTCTAGAGATGAGGACATAGAGCTAGCGAGGCTGCCTGGGATCTTATTCAGCAGTGCCTGAATGCCAGGAACGAACGTGTTTCCTACCAGCCCCAGGACATCGGCGAACGCCTTCCTGTAGAACGTCACGAAGCTGTTCACAAACTTTGAGAGGTAAGTCAGGATCTGATCGAAGCCGAGCGCAAAGACACCTGCCGTATCAGTGGCTCCCTTAGCTATCGCAAAGAAGATGGCGTACAGCGCATCACCGACCCGCCCAAACGCTGCAAAAGCCTGCCCGGCTGCGTAGACGATTCCCCGAAACTGCTCCCTTCCTGAAGTACCAAGTTCATCGATACCCGTCTTAACGTCAGTGGTGCCTTGGAGCATCATCTGGATCAGTGCAGTGAATTCTGGTGCGGCGTCAGCTACCGCTTTCTTGAAGCTGGTGGAAACCGAAGTGGAAAGCTCATTGAACGTGCGGTTTAGCTGCTCGACGTTTTTTGTGTCAAGACTGCTCAGGGTGTACCCAGCGGCCTTAGCTTGAGCCATCAGCTCCTTGAACTTGCCAGACCCATCTTCAAGCAGTGGCAGCAAATTTCGCAGGTTGTCAGAGCCGATCTGATCCAGAAAAGTGAACTGGGCGCTCGAAGACATTCCCTTCATCGTGTCCGAGATTTTCTGAAGCTGCTCCAAGGGATTCAGCTTCATGAAAGATTCGCTGGACGTTTTCATCACCTGGAAGAAGTCAATGGCACCGCCAGACTGTATCGAGTTCATTTCCTCGATCTTGATCCTAACTTCTTCAAGAGCATCTACAAATTGTTCTGCACCGACACCAGACGTTTTGAATGCTGCATACTGCGCAGCTGTCAAATCCTCGACACTTACCTGTAATCGTTTAGAGGCCACGTCGAGTTCAGTGAGCTGACTGACCGTTTCCTTGATTGCACTAGCACCTGCGAAGGCTGCAATAAGACCAGCGACTTTGCCGGCAGCACCACTAAGTGCATTGGACATCTCATCGCGTGCGCGCAGGACAAGTTGAATTACTGTACTTCCAGCCATTGTTATTCTTCTTTTTGGCTAAGTTGATCGATCAGATTCTTGAATTCTTTACCGTCACCAGTTGCAACGGCGATGCGTGACATATGATCAGCAATGAGTCTCGTCATCATCTGGTCACGAAGGCGATCTTTGTGTATGCCCACAAGATGTAGGAGGCGCTTGATGGAGTACTGATACGGATTGAGACCGCCATGTCCATTTGCAATCAGCAGCTCACAGCATTCTATGAGAACCAGCGCAAACTGTTCGGGGTCTTGCTCCTCGACCGGCCCTGATTTCTTTTTCCTGGCAAGTTCGAACTTTGCTACTTTTTGAGCAGGGGTAAGATCGTCGGCAGAAGCTTTTCCAGGCTTTTTTTTAGACCTTCTGGAAACGTCAGCGTGAAGACGGTGGCCAACAATTCCAGCTGTATTGGAAATGGCAGGTTTCGAACATAATCTTCCGCATTACGCTGCTTACAGGCGCACGCGACACAAGCAGCAGCAAAGCCCGGAAAGCTCATCAGGATCTCTTTGGAAACATCCGGGTCAGCAAGTGACTCTTTTACGTTGCGAAGAAAAATAGCGCCCAGCGCGTCACGATAACCATCGACAAGATAAATGAAGTCTTCAGTATTCAGGCCGAACACATCGATAGTGACTTCGGGTTTATCAGCTGATGCCTGGGTAATTGTTATAGGACGCGAGGGAATCACGAGATCTGAGAGTGCCATGCTTTCTTCTTATTATGTGGCTTTTATTCATTATACCGAACCCAGCAAGCCCTGTGGGCCAAACCCAGTTTGACAACAAAGAAAATCGAGGTAGAACTATTTTCGTTGTATACCTCAAAGGCTGGAGATGTCTACTAGCGCGACATGGTAGGCATCGTTAATATTGAAAGTGTAAGCAGTGCCCAATAACAAGAGAGAGATTTGAAATGAGCGATATCGAATATGCCCCTGAGCTGATTGCAACGAAGGATGAGATCCGCGCAGCAGTACGGAAGATTGCCATAAATTCGGATGCCTACAACTTCGTCGAATTCCGGAATGAAGTGGAGTCTATCGGCTCTGACCTGATTATTCCGCCAGAAATGGATTGGGTTGTAGAAGAGGCCCTGCAGGAATACAGGTCACTCGCTCTGGACGAGGAGAATGGCCATGTTTGATGCTCGCACTGATATCCCGCCGATGCTTACTGATTCGCAAATGATGTCGATGTCTCTGCAGGAAGTCACCGAGTACATGTGCAAGCGCAAGGTCGCTCAGCGCAATGATCCGGCTTACGAGCGTGAAAGGATTGACGAACTGGCTGAGTTCATTGAATGCCATCTGATTGATGAGCTGGCTGACCAGGGTTGTGTTGAGGGTTTCTGTCTGAATGCCAGGGCTGGTCTTGAAAGGGAATTTCCGAAATTGGAGGCTTTCAAGGAATCGTGGTGTGCTGCAGCAGCACGGCAGATTTGGTACAAATACAACCACTGAGTCAAAAAAACCGGACTACGCGTCCGGCTTTGCGTGTTAGTTGTCGCTACCAATCAAAGGTGTAGCGCTCTGGGCTGAAACTCTAATTACCGAAAGTGGTGATCTTACAAAACCAGCCCCTAGCTTTAGCGAGGCCTCATCAATTTCCCCTGCTGCATGCAGCTGAGGAATGATTCCTTTAACATTCTCGATTTTTGTAAGAATATCGTGGAGCTTGGTAGCGTATTTTAGTCTGCCTGCAGCATTCTTCCTATAATTATCAACAGCTTCATATTCGTATCTATCCCTGCCGTTATTCCATTTCTTTTCGAGGCAAAGCTTGCTAAAGCTCTCGAAAAAATCGACAGGTGTGTCACATCGGCCATCATGAACCACCAGATCCTCAATTATCTTAGTGTCAACTTCCCGCTCTAGATAAACATAGGCGTAAACGGAATTAATCAGCGCCACCTTATCTGGCTCACCGGGGCCATCGTAGTCTATGAGCAGTTTTTGATATATTTCCCTCACTGCACTTTCTAGACTTTCGATCTTATTGGTGCTGGTAGTATCAACAGAAAAACCTTGGCCGTGCAGCCAGTACCCACTCATAATGTAAACAAACAGAACATTCACATATGAGTCAACAGTTCGTACTGTATCATCAGGATCGAACCAAAAATCATTAAGGCTTCCTAAACCCTTCATACTTCCAAACTCAAAGGGCGAGATAGCGTCAAGGCTTTTGGAGTTTAGGCCGTCGAGTCGATCACCGTTATCTCTATAATAAGCCAGATTATTTAAAATGTTGCCATACTGAATAGACAAACTCTCAGACATAGCCCTATTACGGTCTTCAGCTATAGCGCGAATCACACCATCCAGGTTAATTTCTTGGATTATCTGATTGTAGACGTTGTAGCTGACAATCGATCCAGGCAAAGGACTGATTTCTGTGGCCTCAAGGTGGCGAACGATCGCCCCTTTATCTCTCACCAGCTCGATAAGCTCTACTGTGTATTCACCTTTGTTAATGAGACGGCGAACATCATTTGTCGTTAAGTCTGAATATTTTGAGCTCATTACCCCCCCCAGAGCGTCTACCTTGGGCCGTTTGAGGCCTGACACCATAAAATAACGCCTGCTGGGAGGTAAGTCATGCGAAAACCACAAGCCATTGAGGCCCGTGGCTTGGAGCCGCAATGGCTTAGGCGTATTCCTCCCGGAATAGCTTAGACAGCCCGCTGCCGCTGACGGCTTTAGATGCAAGCAATGTGCCCTTGATCTCCTGCTCACCGTAGTCGCTGGTGATGAGCTGACGCTGGGCTGCAGGCGACAGTGAGACTTTGTGATAGGTCACTTTCACCTCTTTGTCGTCTTCCGCCAGGTTGAAACCATCGAAGACTATCTGGACGTTGATGCCATTGTTCACAAGGCCTTCGAGGCGAGTGGTGGCCTTACTGGCATACGTGACCTCGACCACAGCGCCATCCTCGAAACCAGCGTCTGCGTCGAATTCAACGGAACCACCGGAAACGCGATACAGACCAGCATCAATCGGTTCTCCAGCAACGGTGATGGAAGTCACGGATGCGATCACGCCAGGCACAACGACGCTCTTACCCAGATACGCTTTGCCAGTCCAGACCTTTGAGGCCACAGCGGCATCTTTGGACAGCGAACCAAACAAGGCCAGGCGCATCAATTCAGAATTGAAATCCTTGGCGTTGATCGTCAATTCCCCGGTGTTCTTGATGACCTTGCTCTTCGCAGTCGAAAGAGTGCCATACGTTGTGTCCTGCATCTCAACTTTATCCGAAGTCAGAGCAAGTACAGCCGATGACGAGTGTGCGACAGCGGTAAAGCCGCCGATAGGCTCATCGTTTTCATCAAGCACGGAGATTAGGATGGCTCCGTTGCCGATCCAGCCGATACTTGTGTCTTTTACGTTTACAGACATGTAATCACCTTTGTTCTTATTGTTTGGGTGGTGGACATTTATTAATCGAACGCAACATAGTGCGTCCACGCCAACTGCCAGGCGCTAAAGTTATTATTAGAAGACCTAAATCCAGATAGAAGCTCTTCAAATGACTGGATCTTTGGTAGATTTGGATTAGAGCTTGCGACGCCACGGTACTTCTTCAGAGCCCTAGAGATCTCAACGCCCAAACTCATGGCTCGACGGGAGACCCCTTTTGTATCTTGATCTGCTCTGGAGATAATGAACGCGCCGAAGATGGCATCACAGTACATTTTAGGAGTATCGGCGACGATTGGCCCACCACCACACGCCAAGAGTACATAGCACTGGTCGCCTTGGAGCGAAATGTTCTTCAGCGTCTCATCAGCTACTTTGCCAGAGAAAAGATCTACCTTCGGTTTTGATGGCAAATTCTCAATGAGGGTTTTGTAGGCTTCGAGGGTTTCGGTGATGGCCATGTTTTTCTTCTTATTTTATCACAGGCGGAGTTGTGCTCAGGGCGTTTTCAAGGTTCTGCAGAAGGATATTTTGATATTCCGCGAGCCACGCTTTTGGTAGGCCTTGTTTGTCTGGCAGGTACCGTCTTTGTTTAACAGTGATGCCGTACTGATGGTTATCTGCGTAGATCAAGTTGCTTGCGAGTTCGAGGTTTGTGCCCCTGACATTGTGTTTGATGCTGTTACGGAGCCTGCCGGTGTCGAGGAGTGGCTGACCCTGGCGGTGGTGAATAGGCGCCCATGGCTGGCCGTAAGGGTCGACGCTCCGCTGGAAGCAGGTTTTGACACGGGCAATCCAGCGGACACCGATCTGGTTGAGGCCTTTCTTAACGTGCGGGTTTGCAGGGCCGAGCTGCCTGACCTTGCTCACGAGCTCTTGCAACGCTGAGGTGTCGACTTCAAGTGTGATGGGCTGACTAGCGGATGTGATCATGACCGGATGAGCCTGACGTTGTGGAATCCGGACTTGCGGGATTCTTGAGTCGCTGTGCGAATGCGGTTGCGACCCGTGCCAAGGCCTTCCAACCAACGCCTGGCGTCTTCGAAACGGAGTCGCTGCTCGTCAGTGGGGTTCTCGTTCCACAAGTAATACCTGGCGATGTCCAGAACGAAGCCTTTGATGTCTTCGATCGCCTCTGCGTCAGAGATCGGTGCATCTAGGCCAGCAGAGCGAATGTAGCTGTCAGCAAGCCTGGAGGCCTTCTCGATAGACTTAATGATCCGAGCCTCACCATCGCCGGGTAGCTGGTCATTTCTGAATTCAAGGGTGTAATCAAGGTAGTTCGCGTACATAGTTTTTCTTAACCAATCAACAGCGGCTTATGGGCTCCGTCCCTTGGATCTTTACCCTCAACCCCTCCTTTATATTTATAAAAGAGAAGTGACCGTTGAGGGTGACCGTGAAGATCTTTTGGTTAAGAGAAACGCTTTTATGACAACGTCAGGTCTTTGAGTTCGCTGAGCGGAATGACATGTGTGGAGTCCTGGTCGATGAATCCGTCCAAAGGCATGCCCTTTTTCCACATGCGGTGCCGAGTCGCTCCTAGCACCTTCACCTGGTCTTCTTCATCAAGAGATTTGAGGAAATCATCGAAGCTGTCTGGTACCGGCTCTTCTTCATCGAACATCGCGATCATTGTTGTTCTGCAGCCGGGATGAAATGGAGGCACCTTCCTCTTCGGATCGCTGACCCTGAATACTTTGCCGTTGAGGGCTGCGCATGTGACTGTCGTGCGAGTATCCAGGATTGCGCTGAGCTGGTACTTCTCCACTCCAGCCTCCTGAAACCCGATCATGTCCGCATTCGCTGTTACATGGGCCGCCGCCGTCCGCACCAAGATCTCGACGTTGCGCCGCGAGGCGTTGAACGGATTCACCGGATCACTCGTCACAGCATCGACGATCTTGCTCACCGACAGCCCATTCACGACGCCCAGTCGCACAGCCCGTTTGACCGCATTTTGTGTAGCCAAGCTCTGCTCGCCGATCCATTCCTTGAGTAATTTGCCATCAAAGGGATCGGACTCGATGAAGCTCCGAATGAAGTCCTCCGATGTCTGAGCTCCGCCGATATCAACCTCTAGAGCCTCGGAGTTCCAGTCGACCTGAGACTTGTACAGCTCAGTCAGCTCATCGACTAAGTCCACTTCCATGGCGCTGTACTGGTCAGCTATTGCCCGTTCGATTTTCCTGAGCTTGGCCCTTGACTGAAAGATCGTGAGCATCGAGCTGCGCTTCAAACCGTCCTGAAGCTCTGCAGCAACCTGTTCTTTGAGCTGCTGGAGCTGTGCAACAGCGCCTCGGGCAATCCGGGTGTACTGACCCCTGAGTTGTATGTGACGGGTGATGGCGTCCTTTGGCCGTAACTTTGCCATCAGGCCACCCAGAGCTCAGCTTCGGCCCGGCGCCTTTTTACGAGACCTGGCAGCTTGATCCCTTTGGCGTATACCCACCTCATCAGCTGCGCAGGCACTGCCGCAAAATCACCGCGATTAATCACTCGCCGCAGCGTCGATATCTCGAAATTCCCGGCACCTGCGTTGAACACAAAATCGATCAATGCTGCGATCTGGTTCGCATTGAGCCTGACCTTGACCATTCTCATCACGGCGCCTGCAGCTTTCATCAGGTCAGCTCGTAGCAGCGCCTCAGCCTGGGCAATAGAGATCGCAGGAAACTGATCCAGAGGTGCCCATGCAGTGCGAGAAAGCAGGTGCCCATAACCAATCGTGGGCAGGCCAATCGGGTCGTAATAGGGCTCGATTACAGCTGTCGATCGGTCAGGATCATGCAGCCCATCAAACTCCGGACGACTCACGAGCCTGGCCGCGATCTCAACCGCTTGTTCGAGCAGCGAGCCAGCCATTACTTGGCCTTCGTATGACGTTGCAGGATACGACCACCGAACCAGAAGCTGATGACCGCAGCAAGCATGGCCTCATCGAACTCAGTCCAGCTGCCTTTCAGCGCCTCGAAGCCCGTCATGCCCATGCTCTGCAATGCGTGGAACACAGCGATCTTGTAGAACATATAAAAGCCGACCATCAAATACGTGATCAACGGCCTGCACATCCGAATCACAAAATCGACATGGACACCGATCAGAGCCACGTATGCCTTGACCCACCCAGGCAGCGACCCACCTCCAACACTCGAAATCAGCTTGTCTGCATACGACTCTTCGGGCTTATGCACCGCGACAGCTTCGGCAATGTCAGCCTGGGCATTGATCTCTTCGAGCTTCCACATGTGCTCAGATGAAGCAGACTCCATACGCAGCTTCATCAACTCAATTTCTTGAGCATGATCTTGCTTAGACTGAAACATGTCGAAGAGCTTGGGAACAAACGGCCCCAGGAACCCGAAGATGGCAGATACGATAGCAATCATTTCGCCCCCCCCCTGACAATCAGGGCATCAATCCGAACACTGATCTTGTCGAGTTTGTCTTCAATGCGTTTCGAATCTTCTTTACGCTCAATTTGATAGGTCTGGATTTGAGCAGAGACGATGTCGACGCGCTGATCCAGGAGTTCGATTTTCTTGTCGAGACCTGAATATGCCCACACACCACTAACTACCAGGGATAGAAGTGGAATTAGCGCGTAAAGGGAAATAACGAGGCTGCTGGCGTTCGTGGTCGCCGGAGGGTTTGCTGACATTATTATTCTTCTTATTATTAGTCAGAAGAGCTCTTTGGCCCTTTCTTATTATATTACCATAGCCAATATCAGCTAGTGGGCTTACTCATGACTCTTTTGTGCAATTCCTTCAGTTCTTCGCATTCACTGCGACTTGACTCATTTAATAGTTCTAGAAGTTCATTGTTCCCCATCCAGTACCCGGCGTGATCGACTCCCTTCTGGAGTTGCACGAGCTGTTGGTGAGTGAGCTTTGCAGACCAGGCCCTGAAACTCATCTCGACCTTTTCTCTAGTTTCATGGCATTGCCGGCATAGAGCACGTAGAGAGCTGATCGGGTACTCCCAAGGCCGGAAACCGCTGCTCATGCGAGCGTAGTAGCAGTGATGCGCTTCGAGACGACCTTCGGCTCCACAATCCTGGCATTTGTTTTTAGCTACTTGCTTGACCAAGTCAGCCTTTCGTTTCCAGCGTGGATCTTTGAGAAGCTGAGTGTATGTCGCCCTAGCAGGCGTTTGCGTAAAATCGTAATCCTCGATCGGATATATACCGAGGTTCCAGCTGTGCCCCATCTCATACCAGAAGCCGAACGACTCAAAAATATCGTCGAATTCAGTGGTGTCACAGCCAAAATTCAGCATGTGATGGACACTGCTACTGTCGAACACAAAAACATACGCAGCGTCGTTCAGCCAGCTCTCACCACGCTTCTCCCACTCTGCAGGTGAGATGAAGAAGGCATCTCCCAGAAGCTCCTCGCGTACCAGCCAGTCTTCAAGTGCCAGTAACAACCTGCGCAGATTCTCTTCCATGTTGAGCTCCCAGTGTGGAAGCTCCATGCTATCACCACGGCCTTTGCGGCCAAACAACAGCTGACGGATCGGTGGTTTCCGGGATATCGCGCAGTGCTTGGCGGTAAACAGCAAGGGCTTGACGGGTGTCCTGATCGACCATGGTGCCAGCGATAAGAGCCTGATCGTTCAGCATGCAAACCCTTGCATCGGCTTCCTGCAGTAGCTCGCATCGCCTCTCTCGTACAGCTTTCATCAAAGCTGCGCGATTTGCTTCGAAGACGAGCTGGCCATTGCGGACGACAGGCACCAGGCCCAGGTTGAGGCTGGTAGCGATCGCCTGGCCGTCTGAGATTTCAAGGTATTCGAGGCCTGGCATGTCGGCAGAAGTGAAGCGGAAGACGTAGCCTGAGTCATTGTAGTAAGCGCGCATAGTCATCACTTCTTGATGTAATAAGCCAAATTTTTTTCAGGGCGGGCGAGGTTTGGCAGGATGAGCGTGTAGCCTGGCCCGAAGTCAGCCGTGTTCGTTTGCACGCTCCCGCTTTGCCCCATGAGCGACCCAGTCGAGCCCTGGCCACCTACGAAGGCGAACTCGTTGCTCAGGGGGTCAAAGTCCGCGTCCGTGTAGCCAGACATCGCCGTAGCCTGGAGCCATGTGTTGCCGCTGTCGAAAGAGATCATTGAGGGGGTGTTGGTTTCTGGGACGGCGACGAGCAGGCTTGAGCCAGTGCTGCCGTTGACCGCCACCAGGCGCTTCAGGCTCATTAACGGAGGTAGGTTGATCGGGAAGCTGAACCCATCCTCAAGCGTCCGGAATTCAAGGGCATTCCTACTCGTGTAGATGTAGATAGCACTGAATCCAGCGCTCTCGATGCATTCGTGCTCAACGTCAGCAGCGATCTCATGCATCAGGGTTGTTGCGACCTGTTCTGCGTCGAATGTCAGCTTGTAGACACCCTGAACACCCGCGATCGTGAGCTGGGCGTAGACATCTCCGGCCTCAACGAACTTGATGGGTCTCGAAACGTCAGCTGCGATAACCCCTGCCTTGAGGAAGTTAATCCCATCATCAGCTTTGTAAATCGTCAGGATGCCGGTCTCCACGACTGCGAGAATCGAGTATCCGTAGCTTGACTCAGCCGCTCCAACACAGGCATCAAACGAAGCGTTGAGCGCGACATCCCCGGCATCCCTGAAAACTGTTCCTGAGGCTCCGAAGAAGATGTGATTACTGGTCTTGTAAACGGCCATGCTCACCGGGTAGTTAATTGGAGATGGGTTGCCCGCATGAAACAAATGCCAATCACCATCCCCTTTCGCAAGCGTTGTCTGTCCGCATCTATACACTCTTGAGTACAGGTCGGTGCCAAACCGTATCTCCGAGTTTTCGTTCAGTGTCACGCGAGCAGCGCCGTACTCCTCGAAATTCAAAGCTGCTTTGAGGGCATCAAGACCCTGGTCATACAGATACGAGCCATCGCACTCCAGCAGGCCGTCGTAAGTCCCGCGAGGCTTGAGCACGATGTCGCCGCTCTTCACAGCTTTGGCCGCAACCTGATCGATTGAGACGCCTTCAGAGCTACCTGGCCTGTGTGCATGCAGGCGCATCGAGACATCACCAGACCATGCCGGCAGTTCACTGATTGTTTTCATACACGATCACTTCATCATCATCAGTTTTCTCAGCCTCGTACTGCCCGGCAGAGAGCTCATACACAATGGCATTTGTTGGAATTGCAGGCGCCGTGCCGGCGAAGTAACGACTTCCCCTGCTCAGCACCCCGAGAATTGCAAAAGCTCCGATACGCCTGATCATTTGACTGCGTGAATCCAGCAAGTGGCCGCATCGACGCCTTCCATCAGCCGCACCTGTAGTACTGCACCTCTGTCAACGGCGATGAAGGTGCCACCACGTGCATCCATAGGCGGCGAATCAGTACTAACGACACCGCCAGCGGATACATGGATTAGGGAGTTGCAAAAGAGATACGCAGCCTCCGATTCGCAAGGCTCAGCCACCAGTACCTGAGATCCCGTAAGCTCTTTACGCCCCAGAAGCTCAGCAGGCGCAACGATCGGCAATGGCTCCCTCTCTCTGGTCTGAGCGGTGAACAAGCCTGGACGCTTACTCATCTCCTGGCACCTCTACGGCAGGCTTCCGCCCCCGGCGCTTCGGCGTCTCATCAGAACCAGGTTCATCACGAACAGAATCGACAGTCGCTGAACCCCGATACCCCAGGCCCAGCCAGTGATCCTCTGCCCGTGTTCCACGATCTACAAAAACCAGGTGATCACCCAGCTGTAGGCTGTAAGTCTCGATTTCTCGCTTCATCTTTGTTCTCAAAAGCTTAGTGTTTCACGTGGAACATATTATGGCGTTTAGTCAGACGAAAGGGCCCCGGAGGGCCCAGTCTCTGTCAGTGTCCGCCGAGACGCAGGGCGCGTTCTGGACTGACGGTCTTGAGGCCGCACAGGGTTTCAAATTTCCACTGAGTGGATTCTGTGCGAGGCTCGTACCAGCGAAGCATCCGGAGCGAGATCCCGGTGCGTGGGTCAGTCATCTGCGCGATGTTCACGCCAGCAGCGTCTTCAGGCACTTCGAGGTTGCGGAAGGCGATGAGGAACGCGGACTTCGTGAACGCCAAGTCGATCGGGTGATCGCCAAGGACAGTGACTGCAGAGCCGGAGGCGATCGCTTCCAGGACGGCTGGGTATACAGGAACTACAGCGCCGATGGTGTCGGCAGTGACCACAAAGGTCTGATGAGTACCTGCAACCGAGACCACATCGCCCTTCAGGAAAGTTGCTCCGTTCACGCCAGCCAGAGCCAGTGAAGTGGAGCCAGCGACAGCTTGGGCAGAAAGGGTCATTCCGGCGTTAGCAGCTGCAGTGCCTGCTACGTGGTAAGGGGCCTGAACGTCGCTGTACAGGTCGAAGCCATACTTGCGACCGATTAGGCCCTGGCTGACTACGTTCGCGTCGCCGCTTTCGTTGATCTTCGAGAACTCCAGCAGCAGGTCTGCCTCAGTGTCCGAAGTCAGGACAATGTTGCGACCATTCTGGATTTTGCGGTTCTGCATTTCCTTGCGCGCAGTGATCAAATCCAATTTGTCGCGACCTGCCGTCGAGGTTGGATCTCCAGAAATGTAAGGAACGTCTTTGTACAGATTGAACAGATTTTTGTTGATGGTGCGGGCCAGGGCATCAACAGCAGCTTCTGCAGCGGACGGAAGGGTCAGGGAGTTCGCGTGGGACAGGAACTCGGCATCCTTCATCGCGAACTGCTTGTACAGATGGCGATCCAGCTTCACATCGATCTTGCCGGCAGTGATGTCTTCCGATTGCGAACCGGCAGAGTCAGTCGGGTGATCGTCGGCATCAGTAAACTCGATCGGCTTAGCGATTCGGATCGTGTCGCCATGGTTCTTAGACTCGTCAGCGGTGTTGATGCTTACGAGGTTTGGCATGGTCAGTTGACCGAACAGACGGTCGACGGCCAGGGGCAGAATCACCTCTGTCATGAGGGCTTCAGTGTCGTTGCCGAAGCGAATCAGCGACACGAGTGGGAGCATTGCAGTCATTACTTCACCTGTTTTTATTGTTTTTATTGTTTTTATTGGTGATGGATAAGTAGTTTTAACACGGCATCAGCCCACAAGGCGTGATGGTTTCCGGCACAACCGGAGGGGCCCGGAAGCCCCGAAGTAGATCAGTTGATGACGATCTCGCCTGAGGCTCTTTTTGCGAGCAAGGCTTTCTTTTCATCGGCAGTAGCGGTCAGCAAAGTGCGCTGCCATTCAGCTGTGCTAACAGCCTTGCCGGTGCCATTGACGCCACGCGAACCAGAGCCTGGCATTTGCTTGAAGTAGTGAGGCTTCGTCGCTGTAAGGCCTGCGATCCACTCATCAGGAGTGAGAGGCCTGCCATTTTTCCCGATCGCTACGTTGCCGCTTGAGTCACGAGCCACGAGCTCGCCTGCGTCATTGAGCTGCCATGTGTTGCCTGCAACCGACATCAGGTCATCAAGAGCCGAAGGATGGAAAAACTCGTTCTTGAGCGCCACCTGGCCAATGCTTTGCTTGATCTGGAACTGCTTGAGCTTGAGTCTTTCGCCGTCAACAGCTTTGCGTAGATCTTCTTTCTCAGCCTGTTCAGCTGCCAGCTTCTCTTGCCATGTTGCACTGTTGGCATTGATTCGCTTGTCGAGCAAAGTCTGGAGATCAAGTCTGCCAGCCTTCATTGCTTCCAAATCATCTTTTTCTTGGATGCCAGACTCAAAGGCCTTCATGCGCTCAGCCAGAGTTTTCTTCTCGTTAAGAAGATCAGCGTTTTTGCTCTTGAGTGGGGTGACTTCCTTCTCTACATGAGCTTTTAAGAAGTCTAGGAAAGCAGGGTTTTCCTGCAAGGCATTGAAGTCGAGTGGTGGTACTTCGTCTTCACCGAATCGAATGAGGCTTACGAGCTTGCTTGCTTGAAACATTAGTCCCCCCAAGGGATTTTGTTTTCTTATTGGTATGTCTCATTATATCAATGCCAAACACACAAAGGGGGACAAATGCAAATATTTTTCATGCTTTTTTAGGCGCATGGAATTGCTTAAGAAACTGCTGCTCAGCTGGCTTGAGTACATTCAGGGCATTGTAAAAGGACTGGCTTGGCACAAATTTTCCGGTCTGTGCTCTATATAGAATATTGTGAACGAACCCCGTATCTACCATCAGCTTCATAATCTCAAGCGCAGCCAACTCTTCATTGCCCTGGCTATTAAACGGGACAACTTCATCCAACGCCTCGAACGCTTGGTACAACTCCATTGCCGTTAACTTTCGCTCCGGCTTTCGGCCAGCTGGCAGCTTGTGAAGGTAAAATCGAACCAGCAGCATGCCAACATGGAACTGCGAGTTCATTAGGGCAGCCGGGATTTGCTCAATGATCAGCTCGTCCTGATGTTCCTGAAGCTGATTCAACAAGCACCGCACAAGCTCGTAATCCCCGGAAATCGGAGCATTCCGCTGAGTCCCCAGCAGCACCGCTACAGGCCCGATCATCGTCGCTAGCTCCAGCAGCATCTCCCGGTAGCCATCGTCCAGCGGCTTTCTTTTGCCATCAAAGCCATGGGCGTGCAGGTGATCAGCGATGTCGGCCAAGAGCTGCACTCTCCCCGCTTGCAGCTCGTGCTTGTCCAGATGATGGCGGATGCCTTGGAGCCCTGCCAAGTTGCGGGCTCTGAAGTGTTGAAACACCAGGTCGGCTGCTGGATCACGCATGTCAGTCCTCATTGATCTGGGCTAGAACCTCCCATGTGAGAGCGTCTAGCGTACGGTCGTCAAAAGCATCGACGCGGAACTCGTATGTCGTATGCCGATATTTGAAGCGTCCTGATGTAAGCAGGTAACGGGTCATGGCCTTAAAAATCTGCCAGCACCCTTGATCTCCCAGCTCTGCTTCGACCCCCCATTCACGGAGTACCTTCCCTCGTTCCCGCCTGAAAAACTCAGAGACGCCAGGGTAGAAATTCTTGGCTTTGTCGTACCCGCCGCACAGATAGATTGCGCACAGATGCCGAGTGGACTCGTCGCACACCACCACGGGCTCGACCAAAAATTTTGAGGTCATAAGGGGTCACTCTTTATTATTGTTTTTATGCTTCATTATTACTCATGAGCTGACTAGCAGTCAATATCATGGCAGTTATTAAAAACCATAGACAGGCTGAGCCCTGAGAACCTGAAGCGTGTAGACTGGCACCACGCCATCAGAGCTAAGCAAAGTAAAAAGGATTTACGATGAGAAAAGTACAGATAGCAGCACTGGTATTTGCAACGCTGCCTGCGAGCGCATTTGCTGAATCTATTTTCTTGAACTGTCAGCAGATTTCGGGATCAGGTTTCGACATCGCAAAAGCCTACAAAGTAGCACCTAAGAATCCCAGAGAGCAGTTCATTCAGGATGCTCTTGAGCAAGGGATTATCGGTTTGTTTGTCGAGCCGCCAAAGACCTGGGAAGTAAATCTAACCGACAAGACCATCATCTCACCGGAAGAAAGTCACAAGGTATTTTCGGTCACGTCAGATGCTGGCAACAAAATTGAAGGAGCCTATCAGACCGGGACATTTATTTCCCTCAATAGAATCAGTGGTGTAATGGACTACAGGTTGTCCATAAAAGAGACTGCTAGAAGCACGTGGCATGCAGCTCACGGGGGGAACATACCATCTGTGCTCTCCTACAAACTCAAATGCCAGGCCCAAGTCAAGCCGGCTATCTGATCAACGCCTCAAGCGATGCGGAAGATAGCCTTTGAATTCTAGCTGCAACTTCCGCATCACAAAAAGCAGTTTTTCTTAACCAAATTACTTACCAAGGTCAGCTCCAGTTAGATAGTCAATCGACTCAAACTTCCCGACATCCATCAGCCTCTGCCGAAGAACCTGCATGAATCCCTTATCATTCTTCAAAAACTTATCGCACTCCCCTTCGGTCTTGCACTCATCAAGAATCTCTGCACGCTCAGGATTAACCAGGCGATATCGACGAATGAATTCCTCACGCTTTTTGTCATGAAAGCTCTGGATAAGTGATTTCATACTTCCTCCATAGATCATATCCTTAAACTTACCCATATATCTGAGGGCAAATTTCATAAGAGCCAGTTCGCTACCGCTGCGCAGGCTCCAGTAATACTCGTCAGCCGCATTTTCCCTGGCAATAAGAATCCTGTCCAGCCTTCCCACAAACCCCTGCCGCCACGCAATCCCTGCAACCTCGTTCCCCAACTCATGAAACAGCAGGTCTTCGTCAGCAATCGAGTCAACCAAAGCCCAGACCTTATCAAATCCTCGCTCGCAATAATAACTATCTGGCAACGCAAGGAAGTTTGAATACAAAACAACAATCAGGTCACGCTCAGACCTGTATTTATAGCGATCATAGATTACATAGCCATCTTCCGCCCTGAGCAACACTGGGAATACCCACTGCAAATATCTAACTAGCGAAAGTCGCATTCTCGCTCCCAGTGGCTTGCTGAACATAGTCATACAGGGCATTGCGGGCCGCATTGACGTTGCAGTTGTTGAGAGCCCAGTAAACTTTGGCCATAATTGCGTCTAGGGCTTCATTGCGACCCAGGTCGTTGAAGAACACCGTGTGTAGCAGATGCCAGAGAAACTCAACATCATCAAGGTTTGTTTGCTCATCTGAAATACTGTGAGCGATGCTACTGAGACATTCGAACTCCCAGTCCACATGAACTGTCGTCTCAGAGAACGAGTAAACCTGAGCGACATAATCAAAGAACTCAATGAAAGTGGCAAACTCGCACTCATCGAAGTAATATTTTCCGCCATCGAACCGGATCGCAGCCGGAGAACAGAACCTGATGATGTTTTGTAGGTACATCATAGACCCAGCTCCGACCCAAACATATATTCCCGCTGCTCAGCACTCATTAATGCAACTCTATTGCGAAGGAAACCCATATCCCCGCCCAAGAGTCGACGTAACTCATCCTCGCTTTCGCAAATTGAGTACAGGTGATAAGCGTGAGGCCTGTCCAGTTGCAGCTCTTTTAGAATCAAAGGGTGCATCAAATCGAAGATATCGTCGTAAGCCTTTTTTTTATCGATTCCCAAGCTTACAAGATCGGCAGAAAACCTCTCGCCAACATCCGCTCCGGCGTGAGCAGACTCGTAATTCCTAGAAAGAATGCCCGCAATACATTTAACCTGTGAGCGCCTAGAAGAATCGCTATCCCGCTCAGTAGTCAGATATATGAGCCAGAGCCGTCGAAGTTGATCAAGCCGCTCCTCTCGCAGCATCCCTAGAAACCTGGCAATAAAGTCATTAGGGCTGGTGGCATTAAGAGCTGCTGTCGAAAACGGAGGAGTAAAACTCAGCACAGGGCCGCTCCAAACTTTGAACTTAAAGCTCACAATCACCGCAACTTCCAGCAGAGACGAGCAGTAGCGATTCACTACGCCATCTGCCGTCTGCAACTGAAGCAGGTACTGCCCGTCCTGGAACTTGAAGCCGCCGACCATTGAGAACCTATCGTAATTCTCAATTTGCTCGTTCAAAGCTCGCTCAAGGAATTCATGGCTCTCAGCAGAAATGCTCATGAGCCCCCTGGCCGTAGCAAACCACCGCCACGCCGCGACTTTTGGCTTCAAAAGCTTGAGCAGCAGGCGGTCACGGGGTGTGATGTAGGTGAGCATGGCCTGTCCGTATTATTATGGCAGTTATTGACAGATTGGCAATTGGGGGTGGGAATGTCAAGGGCCAGCTCGGGCGGCCAGGCCCTGGGGTGTTAAGGATTAGGCGGTTTTAAGTCGTTCCAGACGTTCCTGGGCGATGCGTGAGAGGCAGGCGTGAAACTCGGTCATGCACGCAGCTGCGCAAAGCTGTTGCCATTTCGGGAGCTGCTTGAGATCAGGGCGGTCGGAGGGTTTACGGGTGTCCTGCTGTGCTAAGCGGAAGCACTCGTCTACGCAGAAATCCTCGATCTGGGGAGCAATTTGGAAAAGGAAGTACGTGCCAGACGAGAATTCAATGGCAGCTTTGGCTTCCGTGTAGATTTTGCTGATGTTCATGGTGTTCTCTCTTATTGTTATGCCCTGCATGATTCAACTATGCAGATGGAGCGACACCACGCGCAACTAATAATTATATTCCCACTGATTGAAGGCGAGGATATTCGGAAGGTACCAATGGTGGAGATTCGTAGTCTTAAACTTTTGCGTCCAGAACCAATGCCTTTGCTGATCGGTGGCTGCTACGCCATTCCACTCCACCACTACAACGTGCCTAGACTGAGCGTACGCTGCGATCACATCGTTCAGGTGCAAGTCATCGCCAGAGTAGCCAAACACAATGATCTCTTCCGACTCACTCAAGCAAAAATTCAGGTAGTTCCAATATGCAGAGAGCACCATGGAAGCGCCAATCACCGAGCGCTTGTGTCTAACATGGGTTAGAACGATGTGGTCTGAGCCTTCTGGCGAGAACGGATTTAGCTGATGCCGATCCCGCTTACGTGCAAGGCCGTGGTGATCGAAAAAGAGAGGTGAGCCGTGAAGATGAAGGTAGTACCCGTAGTCATTGCCATAACGGCGCTCCAGGGAATCTGAGCTGAAACCTCCACCAATCATTCCGTCAACGAGCGTAGTGTCAAAATATCCTGCCATCAGATTTGCATCTAGGAAGGCACCGTAGAGAAGCTTGTCGTAGTTCAAGGTGGCGACATGAGACTTTGTTCTTCTCACGAAGTCGATCAGAGGGCCCAAAAAGGCTGGGGGTAGCTCACCACCGTACAGGTGCAGCCTGGTAGCGACCTTGTGAATGTAGTTTGCTACAGCCACAGGAAACTGCTGACCCTCTTGGGAAAGCCAATGGACATCCATCCGCTGTGACATGTTAATGCTTGCAAGGGTCTTACAAGCCGAGATGACGAGGTGTAGAGGGTCTAGCTGATCCTCACGTTCGGGTATAGCGCCATTTCCACCAACACACTGACTGATCAGTTGTTTTTGAACGTCAGGAAGCGCTACGGGGTCAGCCCAAACTTCCGCCATGGCATTGGTCAGGGAAAAGTGCCTAGGGTCGAGCGCCATACCCAACCCGTTTCCGAATATTAGTGTCTTCCTTGGCATAACCTGGCTCCAGATTTCTCAGAAGCCAGCATTCTAGCTCACTGAAGCCAGCTTTCTACCTGCTCAGCGCCATGCTCTGCTTTCCAAGCTTTCAAGGTGCTGTGATTGCCGCCCTTGGTCTCAACGACCTCTTGCGTGTGAGGGTTCAGATAGCGTTTGACCGCACGAGGCGCACGCGTCCCCTTACGCCCATCAACCTTGCCACCCACCGCAGCAGCACCCGCAGCAGCCTTCGGATCGAGAATGGCAATGACGTTGCGCAGCGACATCCCGTACTCGGCGAGCAGCTTGCGCAGTTTGTCTTCAAATTCCAATTCTGCCTGCAGGGCTTCGCTGCCTTTCAGGGCTTCTAGAGCTTGAAGCTGCTCGGCGATCTGGCGTTCAAGGGCCCGGTATTCGGCTGCTTTTGACATTGGTGATGCTCCGTTTTAGTAAGTGCTATGAAATGTAATCCCAGCTCGGATAGCGTGCAAGTATTATCCTGATAGTTGTTGTACGAGTCGAGAATATTTTCCTTGACCTATTGCGTAACTGTATGCACAACCAGTACCTTAAAGTAAGAAGAACACATAATAAGAGAGATAAACTCCATGCCTCATGATCATACTAGATTCGACTTCTTCGTAACCCTACAACCCCAGAATGACATTTGCGAAAGTCTTCCCCCTGCCCTGAAGGGTGTCTTTGACGCGATGTCGAAAAGGATTGCCGAGGATCTCCAGTCCATGGTTATAGAAGTTAAAGAGGATTTGGATGCTAAGGAAGAGCCAGGCGAAGAGTGTAGCGTGTTGCGATACGCTCGAACGATTCTTCACACAGCCCCACTTCTAAACATCATGGATCTGCCGTCAATGAGTCAAGATGAAAGGCAAAGGCGAGAGGAGCGTCAGAGAAGTGCGCATCACATCCTATCCGAGAGCTTTCCACTTGTTCAGGCAGCGATCGTTGAACTTGGTCGCGATGAGGTACGCCGTATATCATACGATAAAACATATGATCGGCCATATCAGTTCCGGAGCAACTACTTCGATGCCCTGAAAGAAAAACTGGCGCAGGCCTATATGCTGGACACTACAAAAATGCACTTGCGCCAGTATCTAGACCACAAGCTCGGCGCTGACCTGGGCCTTTGAACCTTGTCTTTGTTTTCAAATCCACCCACAGCACATAATAATAAGAGAGAAAAACATGAAAGACGCGCCCACCATGCTAGGCAATGGCCTTGAGATCCACTACATCCAAGAGCTTTACGGCAACAACGACGAAATCCTGGACATCTACGAGCTAAGGAAGAACTTCGGACGTGGCCGGATTAAGACTCTGAAGCGTGTTGATGTGCCGACGGGGTCAGACCTGGAAACTGTTCGAGCCAAAATCCGGAACTCTCAAGTCGAAGACGATTCTGGTCATTAGGACTGAGAGCACCTTCTGCGAACTAACACTGGATGAGAATGCCACCGCCAGGAGGCTTTTTGTTTACAAGCGGTTTTTCTTAACCAAACAACACTACCCAGGCTAGTTGCCGCTTGCTCTGGGTGTCGGATCTCGGGCTGGCGGGGATCTGTGGTTATGACTCACGCCTTTTGGGCTTACTCAAGCGACTCTGCTCAAGCGTGTAGTGGAAAGCAGGGAAGCCGATATCAAACACCCCAATCTCGTTTTGAGCTTTGATGGCATTGGCCAAAAAATCAAACATCACGGGCGCTGTGGTCTTCCCGCCCGCAACAGCCTTGGCAAATGCGTCGTTGGCGTCCTGCTCATGTAGCTTGCGCATACCGATAACAGCAACCTGGCCCTCCGGAATTTCCTTCATCGAAACGACGGCACCGTCTGGATCGCTCGGCAAAATTTCATACTGGTACAAATGGTATTTTTTTGTTTTAGGACAGCAGATGCCGAGAATAAAATCAGCCTGGTAAGCAGAGAACATGTGCTTCATGTTTTTATGCTTCTTAGCCTGATTAAGAATTGCTTGGACTGAGTGCTCCACCACGTCGGCAATCACTTGAGCAGATAGGAGACTGCTTGGGCTAATATCCCGCTCCAAAAACATGTCTGTCGGATAATCACCATAAAGGAATTTATGCTCCTCGCAGACCATGGCCAGCTGATAAGTGCCATCTCGAAAAGTAGGATGCAAGTCAGCCAAGTGGTTCCGAATCGAATTCAGGATATGCTGTGCTACCAAGGTGCTGCCGGCGAAAGCGATAGCGCAGGCCCCTTCATACCTGTAGCCATGATAACCCTGAAACGTTTCCTCTAGAAAGTTCACCCCGGCGACACGGATGGGCATCTCGATAACTTTCTTGAAACCACTGACTAGCGTTGTACCCCTTTGTGTGATGCTGCTGTCAGAGACGAAGAAGATTCCCTCGCAGAACTTATTATCCAAACGACTGAAACCCATGTTGAGCAAAGAATGCCCTGCGATCACCAAAGTCACAGCATCATCTCCTGTTAGGTAGGAAGACATTATAACAGCAGGCCGTTTGACAGCAAACTACTTTCAGGTATATCAGGGTTTGGGGTATTGCACCACCCATTGCTCCAATGCGTTAATATACAGAACCACCAATGAGAATAAAAATAATGAGCCATTATTATTTAGCAGTCATCACTCTCCTCCTAATCTCCATTGCTTGTCGCATCGTGCATTATGACCCCACCACAAAATCGGGCAAAACATGGATGCTCACCAATTACATTTCCGATATCTGCATTTGGTCACTAACAGTTGAGATTTGGTGTACGATACCCCTTCAATATCTTGGAGGTCTTGTGCTTACTGACCAGCAATCACTGATAATGTTCATGGCTATATTTTTATTCATGGTAGGTGCAGACAGCCCTCTTAAATTATCCCCAGTTTTGAGATTTAATAAACTACGGGAAAAGACCTGATTCTAGCAAACCCAGAAGCCCCGCCAGCTCGCGGGGCTTTTCATTCTTGGGCTACCGCTTCCGCAACTTCAAAGCCAACCAAGGCAAGTGGAATTATGCCCACGGATATCTGGGGTCATGAGGTCTGTCGCTGCATCCAATAGATTGAAGCCTCGATAACCTCCAGCACTCGAAGCTTGAGCGTCTGTTCCATCAAGTTCATGTCTCGTTTGTACTTTTCGAAAGTAGCTACGCATGCTGGATCAAGGCGCTGCTGCTCGCTCAGCTCGTTGCCGAGGTTTTCAGGGAATGGGTGCAGGGGCCATGAACCATACTGATCTGCCAGCAGCCGCACTTTGTCTGTGAGAACCAGCCAGTCCAGCGCATGATCAGGTGATATTGACGCTGCCAACGTTAGGCCGTGCTGGAAATCCGGATACCTTGAGTGAGCGGTTTCCATTGCAAACTTGAGCTTGAGGATTTGAGCAGTCGTCACGATCGAGCTCTTGTGTGCCCTCAGGTTGTCTAGGGCCAGGATGGAGTCATCGATCGATGTGATCGGCGTTTCGTGACCAAAAACCCGAGTTCGCTCATAGGCGTCAATGACGGAGGCGACGATCAGATTCAATGGCGTTAGCGTCAGCTTCTCCCTTCTGAAGCTGGGTATGAGCTCAATGACTACGTAGAAGACGTATGCAGAAAAAAGCCCCACCAGCAGATCACTGCTAACACTGACAGTGGCCTCGGCAGAGAGAAAGGCTGCAGCCTTACCCCCTTTGAGCCAGGGCCAAACCTCTAGCTGGAGGTTGATCAGGATGATGAGACCCAGAACAGTGAGAGCAGCTGCGAGTAGCCACTTTTCCCTCGTTTCACGCCATACCCACATGACCCAGCTCTCCCTGAAATCCGGCAGCATACCGACAGGGAGGCTCTTTGACATCAAATCAAGCTGGCGTGTACTCAGTCGCAAGCCTGTCCGCGTTGTCTTCTTGAGAGAAATCGTTCCGGAGCACTCCCCGGCGTTTCAACTCTGCGAGATACTCGAACTGAGAAAGGTCGCCATTGGCACGAGCCGTTGCCAGGGCCTGCAGTTCTTCAGTACTCGCGTTGATGCCGTAGTCAGTATTGATGTCGCACACGAACTGAGCATTCGACACACGCGAGAACCTGGCCAACATCTCAAAAACCTTGGCTATCGCCGACGCTGTTGCGGTTGCCATCGACGCGATCTGGTTGTTGTTTTCCCCAGCGTTCAGAGCGCGGCCCGTGGCAGTTTCTACGATGCCATTGTTCTGTAGCATCTCGATACCATACGACGCCATGAGCCCTTCAAGGTCTTGCAGGCTTTGACGTCCAGCGTTGATCGCATTGCCGCTGTGCTCCACGAATTTCAGATCACTCCCGGCGTTGGCCACAATCGCACTGTCCACACCGATCTTGATCTCCACGCCTTCCTCGACGCCCGACGCAAAAAGAATGGGCACACGCGCTACGTGCAGGATGTTTCTCTGATCGCTGTGCTCTTGCCAGTGGGCCACGTTCATATGCGCTAGGTCGATCATCGGCGGCGGACAGAACAGCGTGCCGCGAGTCTCCGCAGGGTTTGAATGAATCGGGATCACAGGAATTTCAGTCAATCCGAAATCACGCCAAGGCTCCACTTGCATGTAATCGGCACCATCAGATTCCTGGTACAGACTCCACAGAACCTTCCCCCCAGAACGCCTAAAAACCCTCACCCTGGCCACGTTCTTCTCACCCCACTCACCGTCTTCCACAGCGGCAACTTCTGAGATCCTGATCTCCTGCAGGCGACCGTCCTCATCCAGCTTGTAGCCCAGGATGTCATCCGCCGAGAGCCAGTAGGCATATGGCTGACCACCGCTGACTGGGGCATCGACGCACAGGAACGAAGTGCCGTTCCACAGCGCATCCTGGAACGCAACTGATGCCACCGCAGACACTGAAGTCCCTTTACCATCGACATCTTTGGCAAACAGATCTGCCAGGTCTTGATGAGACTCAGACGTGACGCCAATTGGCCGCGAAAAAGGCTTTGAACTCAAATTCTTCACGACGCGGGCAATAAAGTTCGTGAGTACCGAGCGTTTCAGGCGTTTGTTGTATGCGACTGGGGTCTCACCCGGCTCCTTTGGTAGGTATTCCTGGCCAGCCTGGCGCATAGATTCAGTGCCCCCGCGCAGGGAGCGGATGATCTTGCGATCGGAGAGGTATTTCGAGCAGATTTCGCTGCGATCTTGGACTTTCATACTGGTCTTTTCGACTCTTATTATGGCGTTTATTTAACCCATTATCCCATGAGAGACAGTGGTAACTGGGCGCTTCCAGGTCAATCTGTACGCCAAAGCGTCCCAGGCGTGGTCATCCGGCCCTTTGGCTACGGCATCGAGTTGGTCGTCGTCACGCTGCAGGAATGGAAGGGTTTTGATGAGGAATTTAGCGGCTGGAAAGAAGTAAATATGGGGGTTAGTCGGATCTTGAATTTTGGTGGCATGTAGCCGCCCGAACATGAGCTGCGCAGAGGTCACACGGGAGCCAGGGGACTTGTCAGAATTCACAAAGTCGATGCCCTCAGCCTTCAAATCCTTGGCCACTGTGGGTGCGTTCCCCTGATCGACCTTTGAGCCGTTGTAGATCTGATTATCTGCAGGCCCAGGAGCAACTTTCTTATGATTGCTCAACACCCCGGTCAGCAGCTTTTCCTCTTTCTGTTTGAGGCGTGCACCGATTTGTCGAGCGGAAAGGAATAACCCAGCATCCGGGCGTGCCTGTTTACCCGTGCGAGGGTCAACTTCAGTGCCATAATCCTCGCCAATCACCACTAAGCTGCCCTTGGGAGGGCAAAATTCACGATTCCCCACCCGCACAGATTCCCCATTACTCTCGGCAACCCAGAGACAGCAAAATGGGGTGGACTGGCCAAAGTCAAAGCACCGATCAACTTTCCAGCTGGCAGGGATCTGGAACGGATCAAGCAGCAGGTGTTGAGACCAAACGGGGCCAAACATCGCGCCTGTGTCGACCGCCTCCCAATCGCCCTCTAACCATGCAGCGCGCTTTGCTGGGTCAGTGAGCTGGGCCAAATAATTTCGGATGTAACCATCGTCAATATAATGATTTTGGAAGATCGTGCCGAACAGGGCTGTGCGCTGCCTGGTGCCATCTTGGTTGTAAGTGATCTCGCCTGGCTTGCGGCCCTCGATAAACCTTTCGTACACCCAGGTTCTGCCGGCACCCCAGGGGTTTGTGGTGCTACGGACTTGAAGGGGTGGTGGGAGTGGCTGAGTAGCGGTCGGCTGATAGGCAGTACGCAAGGTTGAGAGCATGGCCTCATACACCTCGATCGTCTGCCAGGTGGCCAGCTCATCAAAACCAATAAACGCGTACTGATGACCGTGGAATTTCCCGTCGTACTCCCTGACGTGTTTGATGTGATTGAAGATCAGCACCTCGCCCGTGGGAAACGTCCATGAGTGCTTGGTCTCGTTCCATACAGCTCCAGGGAAAATCCTGGGAATCAGCATGCCGGCAGTTTTGACGAGGTCAGCAAGGTGCTTGAATTCTTTCCGGAGAATGATCCCACGCCAATATGCGCCCCAACCCTTACCAACGTGTTGAAGGAAGGCCATGATCAAGGCGTCACTTTTCCCATTGCCTCGCGAGCCGTGGAACAGCACTTCGCGTGTGAGGTATTGGGGCTGGCCCAGAACCAAAAACATCGACTGAGAGCCTGGCAATGGCTTCCAAATGATGTTCTGCACCGCACGTGCGAGAGGTCGGATAGCCTGGAACGCCGTCATGCCCTGATGCCCGCTTCGCTGTTTGCGCACAAGCCGTTTTTGCTTACAAACACCGCTTCGAGGATGACCATTGAGTCGAGGTCGCGGGGCTGCAGGGCTTTGGGGTCTGGGTCGTGGGCCTGATGACCATCCCAGTAAACAGCGTGCAGGTTGTAGCCGTTGCGGGAGAGGATTGTGAGGATTGCGGGGCGGTCTCGGACAACATCGAGGCTGCAGGGGTTGCCGGTGGTTTGGAGGTGCTGATAGAAGTCCGGGAAAGTGGCATAGACAGGGCTCAGTCCCAGGCTGATAAGGGCGTTGCAGGTGTCAGCTGCCGTTGTGCCACGCAAGTCTGCCTGAAGCCCGAAGCATGTCAGGGCCTGTTCATAGGTTATGCCGAGAGCGTTCGCCAAGCTGGCAATTCCGCAGTCAGTCTGAGTCCGTTGGGTGATCATTCGAAAGCTCTTTTGTTTTTGTTTTTGCGAGCTGCAGGGCGTCTTGTTGTTGCTGTGCCAGGACTTGGGCAATGTCTTGATCAATCATCGTGGTAGGTATTAGAGCGATGCCTGTTCCTGTCTCACCTCCCTCCTGGCGGATGACGATTTCGCGTCTGGCCGGGGCAGCGAACTGATCGGGGAACATCCTCTGCAGGATGTCGATCGCTACCCTCGGATCATTCATTGCGCCCTTGAGAGCGGCGTCACTTAGCTTTTGGCCCACCTTTGCCCGTGAGGCCTCGATCGTGTCCAGAAATTCCAAGAGGAGCTCTTCATCCCGACTCAGATTTTCTCGATCAGGATTCGCGTCGGAAATCTCCTGAGCCTGGTTTTTCCAGAAGTAGAAAGTGGAGCGCGGAAGGCCAACGCCACCAACAGCAACCTCGATCAAGGGGGTTTTGGTTAGCGCGATGCCCAGGCGCTTAATGAGATCCCTGGTCAGTGATTTGGCAGCCATGGTCACTCCAAAAGCCGGATGCCATATTTGGCGATCATCAGAGAGTCGGAGATGCCATCTTTGACTGACGGAGTGCCGTCCTTGCGCTTACGCCCGTAGATCCCCGGGGCCTTGAAAATCTCGAATGCAACTTCGGCGGTCTGCTCTTTTGAGAGCCCAATGAGGTACTGATGGCCCTTCCACTGCTGAGGAGTGGCATAGACCAGCTTGACCGCGTAGACCTCTGCAAGAGCCCTAACAACGCCGTACGAATCGCCGAAGCTGAACATTGAAACGACGCCCTGGCCTGGACGTGCACCCACCTTTTCAATGACCGCCAGCTCAATTTGATGGGTCTCAAAAATTGCTTGCAGACCTTTCGGGCATACTTTGTCCTTGCCTCCGATTTTCACCGTTGGCATAGAGTAAGTAGCAATGAGATTCATGTTCTCGTCAATTACTGACAAGCCCCCGGACTTGCCGGGGTCGATACCTAAAATGAGGCGCATGTTGACTGACTTTATTATTTTTATTGTACAGTCATTGTAACACTTGTTGATTGTTGTTTGTGCGCAAAAAAGCCTGGATGGCTATTCATTCCGTCTACGCTGAGTTGTTCTTTCAGAGACGGCAGATTACGTCCGAAGTTTTGAACAAGCCACTTGTAACGATCGGACTTTCGGAAAGCGGCTTCTTGGCCTTCGTAGCAGTAGTCGAACCCTTGCTTTTTGGCCCAGTCTTCCATTGTCATTGATGTGCCATCAACACGCGGCTTAACCCAGGGGCATTTGATATTGCGATTTGAGAATATGAAGACGATGTGAATGTGGTTCTGCTTTGCAGCACAGATGTATTTTCTAGCAGTTTCAAGATCCGCGATAACCCCTTTGCCCTCGTAGACGATTCGATCATTTAGGGGGTCGATCCAGTCTGGCTGGTAGCTATGCTCGACATAGTAAGGAATCTTGTAAGCGGAAGGCTCGTAATCGAAGCCCTTCATGCCGCCAAAGTGCCCCATTCTGAATTCACTCCAGCTCCGATATGGGCGCGGGTAGCGAGGCAGGTCTGGAGTCTTGATGATTGACTCACCATCCTCAAACTTGCGCTGGTATGCCTGACGATTGTAGTCATTCCAGGGGAAGGCTTGCTCGACTTCATAACACGCATCAGCACATAGCTTTAGTAGTTCATTGTCTACATTGAGATAGCCGTGTGGCTTCTGGAAGTGTTTAGCGTATGAATCTGATTTAAAGATGTCAGCAATTTTCTGCGGATCTAGACCTTTCACGGATGCACTCTCTTATTCTTATTATGTGCTGCTATGATCTTATTATCGTTAATGAGCAAAACCTGGCGCAACACCTAATTGCGCGTTTTATTCAATTATCTTAATTCTTTCTTGTGTCGGACAACTTGCTGTGAATTAGGGGCATCCTTGCCCCGGCAATCCCTTAAAGCCCCGTGTACTCTTTCATTTGCTCAAGCGACTTTGGATCAATGATGTAGTAGTACCCTGACTTACCGCCATCCTTCCGCTTTGTTTTCAAACCATGGAGAGACATGATTTCGGATATTGCGCCTTGCTTGCTGCGGTCAGAGACGCTGCCAGTGTTCTTGGGCATTTTGAATCCAGCCAGGATTGCTTCGTGCCTGACAGCGTTGATTCGATCGTAGAGAGCCACTGAGTCGGCTGGAGTCCAGTTGTCATTGAGCAGGCCAGTGTGCAGCTCCTGGACAAGCTCTTCGAAGGAGGTTGATGGCTCGACGAAGAGCTTGCGGTAGTTGTCCAGCTTCACCTGCCCGATGCCTTCACCCCAAAACTGTGCGTCGTGGAAGCTGAGCTCTTTGCGTTTAAGGCCTGTCTGAGCTGCGAAGCGGATGGCTGCAAAATGCTCTGCTTCGCTGCTGGAGCCGATCTTTTTGGTGCGCTTGGCCTGGGCTTCGGTTGCTGCGGTAGCGTTCAGAATAGTCAGCGCGGTGTCCTTCTTCACTGCTCTGCGACCGGCGCTGTTCGCTTTGAAGCCTTCGATGCCAAGGTCGTTGTCGTTCGGGATCATCTCCAGGCAGAACCCCTGGCGTTTGAGCTCGTAGGGCAGCGTCAGTTGGATGTTGTCGCGGAGCCAGCCAGTGCGCTTCATGTGATCTTTCCGAGCAGCATCAAAGTCTGATTTGGTAGAGGCATCGAACTCGACGTCAGCGATCTCCTCACGCTTGTTCTGGGGGTTCCTGATGCCAATCACGAACTCGCAGGCGGTGCGGTCACGGCGCATCATCTGAATTGCTGAGCGTGGTGTGACAGAGCCCTCAAACAAGCCGTAATGCGCCTGGAAATGGCCAGAGGTGATGCTCAAGGCGCTGGTGATCGCGGGGGAGTAGATCACCACCTGATGTTCGCGAGTGTTTGGGTTCGCGATGAAGGCTGATTGGGCTGGCCATCCTGCGGTTTTACTGGTGATGACTAGGGGATCAATGCCAGCCTTTTCCAGGACTTTACCAAGAGATTCGGCGTCTCTGGCGATGTCGATGGCGATCAGAGTGTTCTGGCCTGCCTGGGCTGCAGAGAGGGCCATGGCACGCACCTGGTCGAGGGCGCCTACTTTGCAGTTGACGTCAGTGTGAGCCTGATCAATCTCGAAGCAGTGGATGAACTCCTTACCTTTTTTGATCAGGGCCAGACATTCGTCGTTGACGTCAGCGTCTGCAAAGACCACTGATTTCGCGTTGTGTACGACCTGCTTGAGGGTGTTCCAGACGGTCTCACGCTGCTGCACAGAACCTTCAAAGACGTGATCGAGCACCTGCGCGGCTTCGTCAATCACGAGTAGGTCGACATCTTTGATGAAGTCGTCGAATTTTGCGCTGATCAGAGAGTTGACGACGACCTTCAGACCGCGAGTCTTTTGCATTTGACCGGGCTGTACATCTTCGTAGTCAACGAGCCCTGGGATGTCGAGGCTTTTGATGATTGAACGGCGATGAGAGATCACCAGCACCTTCTTGTCGGCTGCCAGGAAGTCTTGGATGCAGGGGTTGATGACGAGCGAGCTTTTGCCCCAGCCGGTGGGGCACTTGATCAGGGCACGGCGGTCGCGACGAAGGAGAACCGAGCGGAGCCAAGATGCTGAGGCGGGTTTGTGGATCACAGGGAAGTCATGGCTATCACTTTTTGAATCGAAGAACGCCTGAACGCGAAGTGTTTTATCAGCAATAACCATTGCACATTCGGCCTCACTTTTTCCAGACACCAAGGCCAGGCGCTGAGCGGCGACTGCTTTGTCTCCGGCAATATATGTATCCCGAGCCAATTCGTAGGCTGCTTTACTGAAATTGCCTTCAGTCATCTCGTTTTTGAGCACTAGCAGCGCAACGTCAGACCTGTTCAGTTGATAGACGTTGTCTGTGATTTTCCCGTAGAGAGGATCGTAAAGGCCTGATGCGGTTCTAAATGCCGCCTCAACTGCTTGGCTTGCAGAGTTGGAGATGCTCACCAGTCTTTTAAGGCTTGGATATTCGCTCTTAATGTACTGCGTAGAATCTGTTAGATCATCAGCCATAACAGTTTGGAATCCATTGATTGGAAAATCCATTCCAATAATGACCGTGTTGCCAGCGCCAGTGATATTTTGTTCGACCTGATGCATTTCGATTTTCTCTCAGTATTGTTGTCGTGCTTCTGTGCACATTTGTATTGTTGAACATGAGCAAAAGACCATGCAATACCTTTCTGGGTTGACAGTTGGACATATTGAGGTATGCAAATAACGCTCGGTTGATTGAGGGATATCAAGGTAACGCCGGGTTGATTTCGGTTGCGCAAAAATGAGGCTAGGGAGTGAAGCGTAACGCAGCGTTGTCATTTCAGTTTCTCTTAACCAAATCACTTGCCAACCCTATAGCCCTGGTGTTTTCTATCAGCAATCACCTTCAACCACCCCTTTCCTTTTATAAAAGGAGAGACCCGTTGAGGGTAAAGCGGGTTTAATTGGCTAAGAAAAACGGAAGTGGATTTCCTTTCATATACCCCGACTTCCGAAATTGACAAGCGAAATAGGTGTTGCACTGGCTTTTGCTCATATACAACACTATGAATGTGCGAGAGAGCACAACATAACAAGAGAGACCATCATGACTACAAAAGCAATTAAATTCGCAACTCAGAACACTGCTGAAACTCGCTACGTACAAAATCGCGAGGCCCAGTCGTTCCGCCAGTTCTACAACCATTTACTTCTCAATCAGCGCATGAGCGATCTAAAGGATGGGCCTACCTTTACGCCATCTTTTTTCCGCGCCCCTGAGAGAAACATGGAGAATGTGATTGCGACAAGCATGGTGATCTTTGACGTTGATCAAAAACCAGAAGATGACCTTGTCAGCCTTGAAGAAGTTGAAGATGCCCTGATTGATCTAGGCCTTGAGCATGCTGTCTACACCTCATACAGCAACTCCGCCGAATGCCCGCGCTTTCGAATCGTGCTTCCGCTTGATCGGGCGATCTACCCAGATGAATTTCTGACTGTATCCGCTGCAGCCCTTGAGGCCTTGGACGAGTTCCTCGATGGTCGACTGCTGAAGGTCATAGACGGTTGCTGGAGAGAGACAGCCCGCTGCTACTACACGTTCACAACGCACCCTGAGCGTCGCAAAGGCGCTATCAGCTTCTACAACCCCGGCGAGCCCCTGAACGTCCTAGACCTCAAGCTGGCTCAAAGTAGCTATGGCATCGACGCTCAGTACAGCAAGACTATAAAACCCCGCACCCCCGGCACTGCAGTCGGCGCAGCAGGCCGCAGCTTCGAGCTCAATCGCATCCTGGGTGGCCTGTTCCGCTCCGCCAACGAAGACCAGATCGTTCAAAAAATCTTGGAGGTCGATCAGGAGCAGAATCACGGAAACGAATACTTCCTCGATCAATCCTATGCGCGTCACAAACCACGCCCTGGCGAAAGCAAAGACGCCGCAGCACTCCGCGCATGCCGCTCCTGGGTCAGGTCTCATCTAAACTGGCTGCGCCGCAAAGCCAAGGGCATAGACACTACGATCGTCAATCGCAAGGCTCAGAGCAAAGAGCCCATGCCCACTCACGAGGCCCTGATCAAACTCAAGGAATTCAAACCAGGCAAGACCAAGGCAGGCGGCGAAACAGCCCTTGCCGAATTCGAAATTGTGAGCGGAGAGCACGCCGGCAGGCACGTCTGGCACCGCTTTTACGGCACCGGCAACCACCCAATAGCCATCAAAATCAGCACTGAGATGCTCGAAAAACTCAAGACCGCCGCCAGCCTCCCCACCAGCAGCTTCGACGATGCTTTGAAAGCAAAAGACGTGATCGTCCACGCCAGAATCAAGCTCAAGGCAGGGACTGGGGGATTCCCTGATCAAAACGAAATCGGGACGTTCTTCACCCAGCAGTGAGTCGTGCTATCGTCAGCTAGCCATCGTCACCAGAGCGCTGGCTGACTTAAGGGACTATCGGAGTTAGAGCCATGATCCAGCTTTCAAGGCTAAGCAATGCCTTGCGCTATGTTGGCGAGAGCGTCATCGCGCTCAAGGAAATCACCGTATTTTACGTTCATACCGGGCGAAACGCATGGCACTCGACCTGGATCGCCAGATACTCTCCAGGCTGCATGCATACGACACTCAAGTCCGCAAAAGCCTATGCAGAAACAAAGCGCGTACAAGGAACAACCTTCAATATCTCAGAGCTCCCAGCGCTAATAATCTCTTCAAATATAGGCTCTGTAGTTGTCACGCAGATAAATTCAAAGAATCCCCTCTCTGGCTACTCCCGAAACGCAGTCAGGCTCACGCACCACAGTCATGAACTGATGGAAGGCCATCTGAATGACTATCTCAGTACTGGCGCCCCCATCTATGGTGCGATTCTCTCATTTGAACGCGATAGTCGATTTTGGAATAACCCGCCCTCACATTCAAATTCGTTAATTATCACTGAAACACCTGAAATAGATCCAGACACCTCCGAAATCAAGGTCGAAATCCTGAAATACAAGTCGTTCTCTCAGGGTGGGCAATATACGATGGGGTGGAAAACGCATAAAAGTGACGTATCTCCCAGTGGTATTGCCGGGCTTCGATTAGATGAGTAACAGGGAAAAACCTGGACACACCTAGACATTTCCAACTATTTCAGCCCTTGACACCTGACAAGTGCAACCTGGCGAATGGTAATTCAGAATGGGATTGCTTCGGATGTCATTCGCTGAGCGTACCGAACCAAAAACTCACCTTGGCCATTTTTAATTTCGTCACGAACGTGGGATCTGATGCTCTTGTAGATTTCACTGTACTTCGCATGATTCGTTATCGCGCCATGAAAGGCATTATCTACATCCATAGGCCTGGATGGATAGATGCCATGGCATGTAGGCTTAAGGTCAGCAAGGCTCAGACGCTTCTTAGTCAGCATTGACACTAAAGCCATGTAATAGGCGACAACAACGATATCTATATTCTGCGAGTAGCCGAACTCTCGTATCTGCTGCAACTGCGGATTAATGAACGCAGCAACTTTAGAGTCAGCGATACCAGGCTCCAGCGAGTTAAATTTTTTCAGGGTGTCCGACCTCGACTCTCCGTCGCTAGTTATCATGGCCATTCCTGCGCCCCAAATGGCCATTCCAGTGACAAATCCTAGGTTAACAGGCAAAAGGAGGATCGTAGGAGCCATGAACAATAGCAACAACCCGATTATAACTGTCCCAAAACATATGCCTAACCAAGCAATCTCGACGGCTATAGCCCCAGCAAAAACAGCTAACCCTGCAAGCAGGAAAAACAACCCAACTATCTTTCTGACCATTTGAAATCCGTCCCATTGGTTTTTCGGCGCACATGATAGCATCTTGACACATACCCCCTCAAGAATGGCCAGGATCTCGAAATTGCCTACACCAAATCTTACACCCACGATTTGACACCCAACTACTTTAAGTTATACAGCAGATCACACTATTGCTTTCAAAAACACGCACTGAGACAATATAGCCATAATAAATACAAGTGAGCACTGGAATCATGAATATTGAAGAGATGAAATCGTCCGCCCTTAGAGCGACACAGGGGGATTGGGTCAGGATCAAAGAGGGTAATGAGGACGCCTTAATAAGCATCAATCACAACCTAACTCCCCAAGAAATGAAAGAACAAGATTTAAGCCCATATTGGGACGACGTTAGAAAATATGACCATAAAATCGCCAGGGTTTTGGACAGTTCAGAATGGATGAATTGTTCAGATCGCAATCTTAATTTCATGACAGCATGCTGCCCAAAGAAAGTCCTAGAGCTGATTCACGCTTACGAACAAATTGTAGATAAGTAAAGATGAAACTAGGCGCCAGGATTTAAACCCAGCAGCGCTTGCCACACAACAGGTTTTTTCTTTGCGCGCAAACCAACCAAACTTTGCACTCAAAAAAAAACCAACAGCTTTTGATTTATCCCCACATATAGGTTAACGGCAGTGATAATATAAAGATGTAGGCGGTTCCTCTCTCTTTCTGCCTATGCCTCTATTGTTTTTTGCTGCACCAGCCCTGGCCGGGCCTCTCTCTCCTGGCTGGGGCTTTTTTATGTTGCCAATTTGTCAATTTCGTTACCATTCGTCAGAGAAAGTAATGAGATAAAGTTGGGGCAGTGTCAGACAACTACCGGAATTGCTGGGGTTGCTGGGTGTGGTTGTCTGACACTGGGTGTTAGTACACTTAGTTGATTATTTCCCTGACGGTTTACAGAGATATTGTTTGCTCTTAGCCTTGCTCATGTCGGTTGACGGCACAACAGAAAAGAGAGCGAAACGATGGGCATGTGCGAGCGTATTCCTAATGATCTGATTACTGCTACCGAGGCTGCTGAGGTTCTGGGTGTGAGTCTGAACACGCTGAAGACCTGGCGCACCAGGAATCCAAATCTGGGCTACTTCCGGGGTCACAATCGCGACATTCGTTACTCGCTAAAAGAGTGCCAGCAGTACTATCGCCGTTCGTTTCAGAGGGTTGTGCCTGGGTCTGGCTCCCAATGATATGCCCCTGTGCTCGACAATTTATTATCAAAAATGATAGTTTTTTGTTGAGTGAAATGAGGGCTGGTGATGAATCGAAAGCTGCTGCTGGAATCCTGCAAAACGCTGGCTGCAGCCGGCGTCTGGTGTGTGCCTGAATCCACATTGATCGGGTTTGCAGGCTATCCAACAAAGGATTATTTCCGGGTCGCTATGGCCAGGCATGTCAGAGCTGGCATCGTCGAAAAGATCGCCCCCACGCTTTACTCAAATCCCTTCCTTGGCCCGCCTGCGGCTGGGCTGTTTCGCTTAACCAATTTTCTTCGTCCACTCGACAGCTTTTACCTGAGCTGTGAATCAGTGCTAAGCGAACACGGATGGATCAGCCAACTGCCTTTCTGCCTAACCTTTGTAACGACCGGCAGGAGTTATCGCTACAGCACGCTGCTGGGTGATATCGACTTTGTACACACTGAGGAAGACCCCGGTTCCTGGCATGGCCACATCACCAGGAATGAAGACCGCCAGGTGTGGGAAGCGTCCCCCGAAAAGGCCCTGGCTGACCTGCAGCGCTACCGGCGCAGCCTTGACCTGGTCTCGCCTGCGTCTGAACGCCCCTAATAGCCATAACCCCCGCCATGCAATATTATCCCCGATATTTGCGCGGGGCTCGATCATGCCGAAACCTTCCGACCTGGAGCTGAAGCGAAATCAGCTCGCACGACTTAAAGCCAATCTCGACGAGTGCGCCTATCGCTTGGCCGAGCCATTGACAGTAGAAGACCCGCACACACAGATTTTGCGCGCAAACGCGCTGTCCCAGCGCCTGAGTCTTGGCATGCTCATATCGAAAGGGGGCGAGACGAAAGCGGCACTTTCGAAGCAACTCGCGCAGTTGCCACAGGTCAGCGACATTCATGCCTTCCAAGAGCCCCCACTGGTAGAGCTCAGGGTTGGAAAGATCGCGAAGACTGACGAGCAGAGCTATGTAGAGCTTGTAGCTGAGTTTACAAGAGAGCTGGCTTTGCTAAATGAGCTGGAGGTCGAACAGGGCGAGGAGATTTCTACACCGGAACTGATCTCATCTCGAATCGAGTCGGCACCTAAGATTGGCAGGCCTGCAAAGAGCCCGATTGAAAACCTGGATAGAGGCTTGGCCGAGAATCATGGCATTGCTCGCCTAGCACTAGCAAAAGCGATGATAAATGAAGAGACCCCTAGGTCAATGGGTCGCCCAGCGCGCACCGTGGCCCAAGTCCAGGCGGAGTACGACAAGCGCAAGCAAGACCTAGATAAGTCGATTAGCGACCTAGAAACAAGGCTCCATGGCGTTGAGATACATGACCGCGCATCCAAAATCTATCGAGATGCCCTGGCTCAGTTCAAGCGTCTAGTCAAAGAGCTTGGCGGAGTCGATCAGATTGAAGCTCGGGCAGAAGTCACGCGCCTGGAAGGCCATCTGAAATTCCTAAAGCAGGATCGCAAGCGCTACATCGAGCTCGGCGAGCCCGATCTCCCCTTAGAGCATCACAACTCCCCACGCCTCCACCTGCTGTCAGCAAAGACAGAGCTGGCAGCCGTCCGCGACGTGTACGACCAGCTGACACTTCCGAGAGAGATTAAGCGCCTGAAGGATATCGAGGCCAAGAAATCCAAGTAGTCCCCAGCAGCTCCAGCTCCCAGGCAGCTTTGTTCCCAAACACCCCGCCAGGCAGCTCCTGGAAGGTTGGATTTGTGGGCAGCTAGAGCCAAATCGACAGGATGTACAGAATCATCACGAAGACAAACAGGCGTCGACACCAATTTTTGATGGTTTCCATTTTTGACCCTCGATGGACATATTATGGCATTTATTAACGCATGATTCCGCTTGTCGTGCAATGCCAATGCCCCGGTTTTGCTGGGGATTTCTCAGTTTTCCCTCACGCGGGGCTGAATTAGTACACCAAGTGTATTTTCAGTAAATTGCCAATTTGTCAATGGAGTGTCCGATATTTTCCGACGGACGGTGTTGCCAGGAATTCGATTTAGCAACATATTGATTCCAGAGGGCTGCGTGGTGTCGCCCAGTTGTGAGCACTGGAATGAGAGATGAATGCGTGCGTGAATGTCGAAGAGTTTGAGCTAGCTATCGATGGTGCAGCTGCGGAGCGGGAGCGTGCGAGGATTGCAGAGTCTCTGGGTTATCTAACTGAGAGCCAGGTAGCCACGCTTGCCGGCGTAAAGCGGTCAACGCTGGAATCATGGCGTAAAAGGTCGAAAGGCCCAGACTACATTCTGTTCGGAAATGAGCCCCTCTACTCAATCGCAGACGTGAAGGGCTACTTCGATTCGCTTGCTCAAGCCAGGTCAGACAGGAGTCATATCAGGGCTGCTCTGTGACTGATCCTCACCGGCTCTACGAAGGGCTTTTCGACGCTCAACAAGATGCACGGATTCGGCCTTGATATGAGTGTAGCGTCGCAGCATCTTCCAGTCCTTGTGACCAGTGAACAAGGACACTGCTTCAATATCGAGCTCTCGCGTGAAGAGATCAGTAGCAGCGGTGTGGCGAAGATCATGGAACCTCAAATCATCGATGCCAAGGGCTTGGCAAGCACGAGTGAATGAAGCACTCACTGACCTAGGGGCGTAAGGAAACAACCTTCCGGTTTTGCGACCACCCATAGCTTTTGTAATTGGCTCAACGAAGTCATCCAGCACCGGCACCTCGCCATGGTTACCCAATTTTTCAGTCGGATGCTTCCTGTCTCTGACAAGCATCACTCGACGGTCTAGATCAATGTCCTCAATCCTCAGCATGCAGATCTCTTCCTGTCTGAGCGAAGTCAGCACGGCAAATTCGATGACAGCAATCATGTCGATCGTGTTTCTCTTCATCTTTTGATAATGCTCACAAAGCTTGCTCAGCTCGCTCGGGCTCGCGACTCTGGTGCGCTCGTTGGAACGTACTTTGAGCCCCCGTCTTGCGAGTGAGCGTCGAACGTCAAGGGTGATGTCGGGATCTAAATTGAGGTTTCTGACGTAGCGGGCCCAGCTGAGCACAGCTCTGAGATAGGCGAGGTCAACAGCAATAGTGACCCCACCCGCCCCCTCCTTGACTCGACGATCAACGAAGTCTCGAACGACAGCTTCGCTCAGAGCCCGCAGCTTGACGTGCCCAATCTTGGCTTTCAGCGACTTCAGGACAGCTTTCTTGTTCTTTCCAAACGCCTTCACGCCGCCAACATGTTCTTCGTAGACGCTGACGAGATCTTCGAAATTGGCATTCTTCGGCGGATCAATGTAGTCGCCATTCGTAGAGAGCTTGAGCTGCTGCTCGATCTCTTTGGCCCATTTTCTGGCGTTTTTTTCGAGATCGAAGGTCTGTGCCCTGTAGAATCCTCCGATCCTCACCTGCGCCCTGACTTTGCCAGAGGGAAGCTTTGTGAACGTAGCCAT